CTTTACTAATAAAGTGGAGTTACAGGAGTCTTTAAGTAAAGCATATGAGTTAAACTTAAAAGAAGTTGTTGAATTAAAAGAAACAAAATCTAAAGAATTAAGTAAGACTTTTAATGAAGTTTTAAATATTATAGAAATATATTTGAGACACGCTGGCACAGTAATGAGTGATTTAACTATATATGCTAAAGCTTTAAATGAGACAGATTTTGATGTAGCAATTACGCCTGCTGGTTATGATAGATTTAAAACAATGTTGACTGGCGACTATATTTATCAAAGAGCATTATTTAGATTTGTTTTAAATGTGGCAACGGTAAATAGCGAAAGACCAAATGCTAGAGAGTATTTGCATAAAGTAGACGTTCCTGATACTATTGAAACTGGTATAATTGAATTTAAAACAGGTGAAAACCCAGCAACTTATTATTTTACAAGAGAGTTCCATGTAGTACCAGAAGTTACTTACACAATTTTGCGGGTAGAAAATATGGAAGAGTTAGGACAGGCGGTAATATTGCCGCTTGAAGTAACTACTAAATATACCAAAGCACAGCTTAAAATTGGAAGTGTTTATGTTAATGGTGCAGTTTCATTCTCAGCTAGAGGATACTAAGGGGGAAATGGTGTGCAAAAGTTAGTAACAATAGAGGAAGCTTGGACACTAGCAAACTCTTTAGGTTATATAAATGATAATTTTAGAAGTTTGCTAACAAATAATGCTGGAATAGCATTCCCTTCTGCTGAATTAGAGCTGGGAATGTCTTGTTTTAGAACTGACCAGCTAAAAATGTATAATTTAGTAAATGTAGAGCGTGAAATTTGGGTTTTAACAATGGATTTAACCCAAACATATGTTACTAAAGAGTACGTTGACAATATTAAAATACCTTTAAGCAGAGTCACAGATTTAATTGATTCTGTCACAAATAAAATTAAAGATAGCTTAATCAATTCAGGATTAGATAATGGGCAAGTAGTTGTAGTTGGAGATAGAAATAAAATTGCAACTTCTTTAATCGACACTGGTACTGCATCAGGTCAAATTCCCATAGTTAATAAAAACAATAAAATTGAAATGGGATTAATAGATACAGGAACAACAGCAGGGAAAATACCTATGCTTCAAGCAGAAGGTAAATTGCCTACATCTACATTGCCTAGTAATTTAGCAACTTTCAATGATGCAGGGGAATTAGTATTCCCCAATAAAAATAGAATATTTGTAGGTAGTTAATATGGCTAATGCAGATAGTAAGAATAAGTTAAAAATAGTTATAGGGGGGGTTAAATATGAACTCCCTCTTTACGATAGTTATAATGATTTTTATAATAAAAAGTATGCAACAATTTTATTGTCAAATGGAGATATCAGGTATATTGGATTGACACCAGATAGGTCAGATTTGACGGTTAATGCAGGATGTTATTTATCAGATAAAAAGCATTATTTTCTTATAAGAGAAATAACTTCTAATTCAATTAATGCAGGAGGAAGTTTTTGGCAATATATTGCAAATAGTCAAACATTTCAATACCAGAAAATTATTTCTACAATGGCTTATGCCCCTGAAAGCGGAATTTATAGAGTTGTTTTTAAAATAAAATGGTCTGGAAGTTATAATGATTATCATAATTATAGATACAATAGTTTCTATAGATTCACTGTAAAACAAGGCGATAAAGTTCTAGCAGATACTGGTGAACATAGTTTAGCAGAAAGTATTTTTTATCCTTATTCTACTGGGAATGCCTCACAATCTTCACAGGCAAGTGTTGCTAAATGGATGACATTAGGGGAACAGAGATTGTATTTAAAAGCTGGAAGTAATGCTTTTGATTTATGGTTAGGAATGCGTTTTGATAATAATAAACATGCCGCCGCATATGTTTCTCCTTTTCAAGTAGAAGCAACATATTTAAATTCTAATCAATTAGATGCTTTTTATGATGATGGTATATTTAAATGCCCAGATAATGTTGATAAAATAAATGTTATAATGGCGGGTGGCGGTGGCGGTGGCGGCGCCTTAGTTCGTGTAAAGTATGAAAGTTATTCTGAACATTCAACTAATGTTTCATATTCTTATGGTTCTAATGATGGAAGTGATGGTCAATTTATAAATCGAGAAATTGCAGTTACTCCAAATGCTTCGTATCCTGTTTTTATCGGAAAAGGTGGAGCCGCTAGTACCGATAATTTAAAAATAGAACTTGGAGAATATACTTTTTCCACTCCTGGGAATTATGCCGCAGGAGATGGAAAAGATGGAACAGCTACTACTGCCTTTGGGCTTACTGCTAATGGAGGTAAAGGTGGTTATGGAGGACTTTTAACCATTTATGATTCTCACTGCACAAGAGAATTTATAAAAAGACCCCCAACAACTACAGAAAGTGCTAATGGAGGTAAAGGTGGTTCTTTAGTTACTCAATCATGGGGTGGAATATTTGACAGATATACAGGAGACATGAAAAATGCTTCAAATGGAGGCAATGGATATGTAAAGATAGAGTATTCAAAAAATTGAGGTGATATAGTTGGCATACCAAAAATTTACTGGTGAAGAATTTATTGATACAGAATTAACACCAAAATTAAATGATAATTTTGATGCAGTACGTTCTGGGAATGCAGGAACAGTTTTTCCAACAGAAAATTTAGTAATTGGAATGAAATTTTTTGATACAAGTTCAAATAAAGAATATACTTTGCTAGCTCCTATGGTGGCTTGACAAAATAACTGTTGACAATTTTTACATAACATGGTATAATATTTATAGAGTTCAGATAATAGCTATGACTGTTAAGTTATTACTTAAAATTTAATAAGTAATGCTTGACAGTCTTTTTATTTTGTGTTATAATAGTATTGAGGTGGAGGAAATATTGAAAGATTTTGAGAAACGTTTAAGTAAACAAAATTTTATGTTAATTAAAGCAAATGAATATTATTTTATTAGAAAAAGCAGAGCGTTTAAAAATAGTTATATGGTATTAGATTCAAAAGGGTATTTGATAGATTGGTTACAAGAAAAAATAGTTTGGCAAGTTTTTTTAGGTATAGATTTGGGGGAATGGGAATGATTAACGAATTTCAAAATAATTGTTTAGTATATAAATGTAAAAAAGATTATCATTTTTTTAAAAAAGGCAAGTGCTATTTTGCTAAAAAAGAACACAAGGGTTTAATTATTGTTTATTATGAAAAAGGTAGATATTTATTTTTTCCTGAGGTACTCTATAGTGTGTTTGAGGAGGTAGCTCTAGAATGGGAATAATTAAAAAACCTAATAATAATTGTAGATTATGTAAGTGTCTTCATAACTATAGCTATTTTAAAAAAGGAGAGTATTATTGGGCTGAATTAGGAGACCGTTTTTTTGCTGGTGCAGTTATAGTACATTTTGGGGATGAAAGACATGATATATGCTCTATGGTTTTTCTCGACTTTTTCATTAAATTTCGATGGGAGGATTCACAATGGGAATGAGGATAACAGTAACTCCAAAAAGACAACTTATACATTATAATTTAAATGAACAATATATAGCAGTGTCTGTACTTAGTGTGTATGGAAGCATGGAATATAATATTTATAGTAAAAAAGGCAATCTTCTAAATTCTTGGGTATCCCAAGAGTCATTATTTAATTTTTTTAAAAAGGTAGTAGATAAAGAATGGGAATAAAGTTAGTAAAGGCAAAAGATAATTCGGCTCATTTTAGTCGTGGAGAGTTGTATAAAGTAACCCCATATAAAACTATGTATGGAGAAACAAAATATACTATTTATACTGAGAATGGGTGGTTTATAAAAAGTTTTGTAACAGAAGGGGAATTACTTTATTTTTTTGATGTAGTTAATAATTATAATTTTGGATGGGAATAAAAGGAGGAAATAAAAATGGAACCAATTATTAGTCCGTGGGTATTTTATTTTATTGATAAGTTAGATGTGGTGTCTGCATTGCCTTTATCAATTTTTGCTTTTGGAATGTTAACAAATTTTATATTAGTTATGGTTACTGAAACATCAGAAGAGTTTAAAAGGTGGTTTTTTCCAAAAGCGTGGTTAGCACTTTTTTTGCTATCAGTTATGTTTGTTTTTTTAGTTCCTACAAAAGAAACGGCATACAAAATGATTATAGCAAATTATGTAACGCCTAACAGTATTTCTATAGTAAAAGAAGCCACAGAAGATAACATTGCTTCTTTAATAGATAAAATAGCAGTTGCTTCACAGGCATTATCAGGAAGGGAGAAAGAATCAAAATCCAAATGAAACAGATAGAAAAAGTAAAGAAATTATATAAACCAAAATTTGAAATAGTAAGAGCAGAGAAAGTAAAAGATAATTATATATTATTCTTAGATGATAAAAATATTATATTAGAAGAAGATGCTTTTAAATCATTATTTGAGCTTTATAGTGCTTTAGTTTCTTACTATGATGTAAGAAAGGATGAAACAAATGATTGAATTATTCAATAGGGATTGTTTTGAAGTAGCAAAACGTAGAATAGAGGAAATAAAATGATTATACGCAAAGGTGATTATTTTAAAGTTCGTACTTTTTTCAAGTATGATGGTAATTCCTTTTTTAAAGGAAATTTATTACGAATAGTAAGTGATTTTTCAGTTGAGGAAGATGGCTTTTGCACAGTTTCTAATAAAGCTTGGCAAGGAACATCAATAGGGCATACAAATGCAGGAAACCAATATAGTTTTGGTAAAGGAACACATTGGAATATTCCCATTAATTTTATAGAAGAACAATGTATTCCTGTGAGTTTTGAATGGGAGTGAAAACGTGAAATATAAGACAGGAGATTTTTTAATAGTTAAATCCCCTTTCAAAAGTGATGGTAATATTTTTCATGGAGAAGATATTCTTCGTGTGATTACATGTATTGATGATTATGCTGATGCTAATGAGAATGGTTATGTAATATCTAATAAATCTTGGATTTTTAGTCGAGAGGGGCATAGTGTATATCGCAATAGTGTATATAGTTTCGGTAGAAATACAAATTGGTTTGTAAGATTTACTGTTTTAGAGGCTCATTGCACTTTATTAAAGAATAGAGAGTGGGAGTAACAATGAGAGCATTTAGAGCACAGTAGTTTTGTAAGGCTTTTAATTTATATAAACAAAGAGGATATAGTATTAGTTATCTTTGGATGTTATTTTCAGCAAGAAATTATAGATTTTATTAAATGAGGTGTTATTTTGAGTGAGTATTTTGAGTTATTTTTAAAGAAAAACAATTTAATGTTTAATCAAAAGTTTCAGGTTTTGGATTATGATGAAAAATATGCTGTTGGCAATGGAGCAAAATTTTGGATAGCAGATAATAAACTTCATTGTGATAATCCAGAGATGAATACTCGGCTTATTATGTTAGAACTATTTGCTGGTAATTGTAGTGTAAAACAACTTCCTTATTATCCCACAAATGGTGATGTATATTTTTATGTCTATATAGACGGAAGCAATAATCAGGGAGTTGTATCTAAGGGAGTATTTTATGGTAATTTAGTAGACCAGCTTTTGCGAAGTTTAGGAAAATGTTATAGAACTAGAAATGAAGCAGAAGAGCACTTAAAAGAGAATGTTAATTTTTTATTAAAAGGAAGATGAAAAAATGGAAGATAAGCTATTAATTATTTTAGAAAGTTTAGAAAATAAAGGAGATATAAATTCTGAAATAGATTTATCTGAAACAGGTTATACTCCAAAAGTTATTAAAGAAGTATTACAGTCTTTAGGCTATAAAATGGTTAGTGGTTCTTGGGATTGTTACGATTTTTCAGAGGAATATGGGAAAGAGGGGGCATCAAATGTGGTGCTATCTTTTAATGCAGAAACTTTTAAATTCACAATAATGGGGGTATAAAAATGACACTAGAAGATATTGCAGTAATGAGTACAAAAATTCCACAAGAGTTGTTAATTTCTTATATGCAAGATACCTCTTTAATTTATCTTATAGCGATTCTTGCTAGCTTCTCTTTATTGATATCTCTTATTATTTTTCTAGGATGGCAAGTATACGATGGAGTAACAGCATTGAATGAGGGGCAGGCAATTAGTGCCATGATTTTTTTAATAGGTATTTCTCTTTTTACTATTGGAGCTTTTTTTCAGGCTTTTGAAAGTTTTATTTTTTATTTTAATTGCTATTTTAATCCATTAATTATGATATTACAGGCGGTGTAAAAATAATGTATAAAGTTTGGGCAGTAATAGATGGGGAAAAATACTGGGTAACAAAATTTATAAATGTTGCAGGGTTTCTTAAAATTCATTTTACACAAGATGTAACAGATAATGTAGCTATATATCCCAATAAGGATATAGCAAGACGGGCACTAATAGCTACTTTAAATCATATACCAGAAGCTGTAGAAGGAGGAATGTTGGAAATTCCTGCAAAAATAATTAAAAAAAAAAGGTTGACAAAAATCCGAAAGTATGCTATAATAGACATATAAATAAAGAGTAAAAACAATGGGGAAGCTCTGAAAGGGCTTCCTTTTTAGCATATTGAATGGAGGGTTGAAATGGTAGAGAATAAAATGCCATTATATTTCAATGCTGGGGAATTGGGCGGGGTGAGATGAATGGCTTATGAAGCTTTCACTGGTGAAGAGTATATAGATACAGATTTAGTAGCGAAACTAAATCAAGATTATGATGCTTGCGGAAAACTGGCAAGTAAAAACACATGGTCAGCAGATAATGACTTTACAGCAGGTTTGACAGTACACAAAACTCCTACAGTAAATAATGATGTGCCGAACAAAAAATATGTAGATGATAGTATAGCTAACGGAGATGTAAATTCGGCTAAATATTTAAACATAACGAATTTTATCCCTTCAAATAGCGATTTTAATGATTACAAAACTCCTGGAGAATATCAAGTACAAAGCAATACAGAAGCAAACACAATAGCAAATATCCCCACTAGCTATAATGATGCAACGCCAAGGGGCGGTGTATTAAGTGTATTGATTGGATTTAATGCCCCTAGAACAAGTTTAGTCCAGATTTATCGAACTTATGGGAGTAGTTATATAGTTTCAAGAACGTATCAACGCTGTTTTTACCATGAAAATAGTAGTTGGACTGCATGGCGAGAAATTGCTTGTACTGATGAAGTAGGTTTATTAAATCAAGCAAATACTTATACAGCTTTAAATACTTTCAGAGCAAACCTTGCTGTATCGAATGGCACAGCGGCAGGCAGTCAAGGACAAATTATTTTAGGCGTAAAACCCAGTACAGCAACAGTACAAGCGAATATCATATCTAGCACAACAGGGGCGTTAAACTATATTGCTACAGAAAACACTGGACACTATTTCAAAATTGGCAATAATACTGCGTCTACATCCATAACTACTAACGAAAGTGAAACAGCAATCCTTTCACATAATGCCCTTGAATTTGCGCGAATAACAAATGTCGGCGTTGCAAAATGGTTTGGTAATGCTAATACAGCAACAAAGTTACAAACCGCACGCACAATAAATGGAGTATCTTTTGATGGCACAGCAAACATTACAATAGCTGACTCTACAAAGCTCCCTATTGCTGGTGGAACAATGACAGGTGATTTAACACTTAAAGGCAATCCAACAGCAGATTTGATGGCGGCTACAAAAAAATATGTAGATGATAGTGTTGCAAGTGCAGGTGGTGGAGATGTATTAGCCGCTGGAAATAACAGTTTCACAGGAGCAAACACATTCCAGAACTTAGTAACAATGGTAGGTGGCGTAGTATTTACAAGCGGAACAACAACACTTGCATGGAAAAATGCTACCCAAATAGTAGCAACAATAAATGCTAGTACCTACACAGGTAATTCTGCCACAGCAACAAAACTAGCAACTGCAAGGACTATTAAAGCAAATCTTGCAAGTAGTACTGCTGGCAGTTTTGATGGTTCGGCAAATATAACAGTCGGAGTTACTGGTACTTTACCAATCGCAAATGGTGGAACAGGGGCAACAACAGCCGCTGCCGCAAGAACCGCATTAGGATGCGCACCTGCATATACCTATAGCACAACTGATTTAACCGCTGGAAGCTCTGCATTAACCACAGGCACACTTTATATTGTGTATGAATAAAGAGGTGCGAAAATGGCAAAAAGCATTTATATAGGTGTAGATGGTAAAGCAAGAAAAGCAAAGAATATATACATTGGAGTAGACGGCAAGGCAAGAAAAGTCAAAAAAATGTATATAGGAGTAAACGGTGTAGCAAGATTATGTTACACGTCCGAAGTAACAGTCACAATCGTACAATCAGCAAATCAAACAATAACAGTAATTTGCAATGGCAATTCATATACATCAACATTTACAGCAGAAGCAGGGTCAACTTATACGGCAAGTATATCAGCAAGTACAGGTTATAATGCAGGCACATTAAGCAGTACAAGTGGAACATTGACAGATAATATCACTATTAGTGCAACAGCCGCTACCTTGAAAACCTATACTTATACGATTAATCAGCCTACAGGTGGAACGATTACTGTTACAGTTGATGGAGTTGCATATACATCAACCTTTACTGTTCAGCATGGCAAAACTGCAAGCAATTTGTGTACGCCGAATAGTGGATACACCTTTAAGACATTTACATTGTCAGGAAGCTATCAAACTGCAAGCGCAAATACATTAGCAATAAATGGCGATGCTGAAATTGGAGCTGTATTAGAAAAGGAGGACGAAGATGTTTAATTGGTTGATAAAATTATTAGGCGGGAAAACAAAATCGGAATATGAAGATATGCAAAAAGAACTAAATGAAAAATGTGCTAAATTATCAAACACATTAGACAGTTATGCGAATCTTGATTTTGTTGCAAGTGGTGAATATTCTTTTAGTGTAAAAGCAAATTCACCTTATAGTATTTTAGTTAAAAAAGGTCAAAATCTTATAATCACTGGTTATAACAAAGATGGAGAGCTTTTAGAAAAAATTGATGTAAATAAGGAGGACGAATAAAATGTTTAATAAATTAATTAGGGGGGGGGCAGGCAGATAAAGAATTGTCTGTCAGCCGTCTTCCGAGATTACTATTACAATTACACGCACTAACTGATAATCCTATGAATATTACAGTCACGGGGGATATTACGGTTAGTGCAGAGTTGGATGGAATAGGTTTGACGATTGGTGAATATACTTACGGTGGAAATCAATGGGAATATGGATATAGTAGTGCTGAATTTGCTGATGGCCAAGTATATGGAAGTATTGAGCCAAATATATTTAAAGGCAGTAAGATTACATCGTTAGCTGTTGGTCAGATTGTAGATCCTAGTAGTCAAATGATATTACTACATATATTATGGATATCATTTTCTATTGGATTAAGTCAATCTACAATAAAACTTACTATTAATAATTCTACTTATACACTGAACCCAGTAGAAGGGAATACATATTATTATATTGAACTTCCAACGAATGATTCTTCGCTAATATTGTGGATGCAATCACAAGTAGGGAAAACGATACCTGTAATTATTCAATAAAACTGCAAAAATGTAATATTCCTCTGTGAGAAATCGGAGGAAAAAGATGGCTTTGACAGACAATCCTATGAGTTTAGTGGTTACAGGCAATGTAACAGTTGGGGCAACATTAGAAGCAAGTGTACCGACTACTGAAACAAGATTGTTGAGTACTATGGATGTGAATACAACGGTTACTATTACAGTGCCTGCGGGTGTAAAAGTATTAAAAGTAGAGGGTGATGTATACCATGAACACGAAGGCGAAGTAGCTTTAGATGTATATTCAGTAAATGGCAAAAAATATTGGTTATCTTTATGGAATTACGAATCTGCTATAGGTACTTGGTATGTGGGAGTTACTCCTAATAAAAGTTATACATTAAAGTTATCAACTGATAGCGAAACTGGCACAGAGTCAGGAAGTGTAACTATTAGTTATTCACAATCAATTAACAATCAAACGCCTAAAGTAACCGATTACTAAACTCAAAATCTGCCGTATATTATGGCTTTAACTGATAATCCAATGTCAATTATCGTGACAGGCAATGTCACCATAGGAGCTAGCTTAGAGGCTAGTATTCCTAGTGGGGAAGTTACTTTAGCACATGGCAGTACCTTTACAGTTCCCGCAGGAATAACAGTATTAAGAGCTTCATTTAATCAATCTGGATATTTAAATTTGATTACGTATGTAGGTGTAACACCCAATAAATCCTATAAATTGTATTCTATTTGGACTGAATATAATTATGGAGAAGGTGAAGAATACTTGTTGTATAATGCTAACAATGATAAATATTGGATTGATTATACTATAGGCAATTTAGATGCTGATACTGGTTCCACTGAGTTGAATTTTAAACTCGAATGGTCGCCTACTATCAATTCACACGCAGTAGAAGTTACAGACTATTAATAATCAGTAATATTAGGAGATTTCGCATTAATAGTTGGAGACCAAGATATCAAAATTCTAGCTCTATCATCCCTAGCACTTATCCAATATTTACTAGAGCTAGAATAATAGCAATAATAAAAATCATTGCTACCAACCACGACTGTTAACGTATATGTTTTTCCACCAGTTACTCCTACATAATTAGGAGATTTTTCCCCCACATCCTGAACTTCAACAACTTTTATATTAGTGGGTATAGTCACACTCCATTTATTTGTAGAGCCCGGCGATGAATATGTAGGAGATTGTACACTTCCTGTAGGAATACTAGCCTCTAAGCTAGCTCCTATGGTGAGGGGATTTAAGAAAGGAATTGTAGATGGTAAAAATACTAATAATGGTACTATTTTTCTTGTTCCCCACATTAGCGGATGCTCATGTTGTAATGGGTGGTGATAGGGGAGAAACAATGAAGAATATAAAAATAGTAGAAAATTATTTTAAAAATAATTTTAATTTAACTTTACATAGAGATGTTGCTGTTATTAATGTTGGTTCAGTAAAAGAATATGCGGATTTGTTAAAATACTTTAAAATAAATAATGCAGAAGAAATAGCTCAAAAAAGTGGAGCGGTAACATCTCGAAATTCTGTAATAGTTATAAATACTGCTGGAACAGATAAGAGTGATAGATTGTTTCTTTTAGCGCATGAAATGACACATCAATATCAGTTCCAGCAGAAGGGAAAAGCGGCTACAGAAGATATGGCAATGCTTGAAGGATTTGCTGATTTAATAGCCAATGACATAAGTGGAGCTTACATATCTATTGAAAATTATGGAATAAAGCGGGAAGATTTAAAGAGTTATTCAGATTTCAACGAAGCACAAAAACAGTATGGAAATAAGGTATATGAACAGGCAAGATATTATGCAAGAAAAGAGAAGTTTTTAGATTATTACTAAGGAGCGTATAAAATGACTCATAGTGTGGGGAAAGTTGATAAAAAATAAGGAGGATGCTTTATCTTGAAAATTGTAGATAAGTTTTATATTCGGTGTGTTAGTTATTTTGCACAAGAAGAGTGTGAAGAGTTGTGTTTACAGTTATTTCAATTAAGTGATGAAGTTCTTGCCTTATCAAATGAAGTAAACATAATGCTATTTGATTGTTTTGATTTAAAGAAAGTATACTTAAATCAACGAGCATTAAATTGTTTAAGGAAAGCGGAAATTTGTCCGTAAGAAATGAGGTTAATATGAAGGAATATCTATATAAGATATTTAAATTAGTTTTTAAAAATCGTTATGATAAAGATGTATTAAAACTAAAAGATGAAATTTATGAATTACGCAAAGAAAAGGTAGAAAAAGTTAGAGAATGTGAACAAGTTAGACGTGAATTAATGGGAGTTAAGAAAAGAATGTCAGCTTTAGATAATTCTAGATTAGAAGATGAAGTAAGGGTAAATGAATTAATAGCCCATTTAAAAGAATGTGAAGAACAAATAGAAGAATTAAATGAAAAAGTAAAGAATCTTCAAAGTAAAAATAAAGGCTTAACAACACAGATAAAAAATATGAAAGAAGGAAAGTAATATGGAACTCTACACAAAACTAAAGAAAGCGGTAAATAATTTTATAGCAGTTATGTGTAGAGGTCTGGAACGTCTACACTATCTGTAAGAACGGAGGGGTGTAGTGAATAGGGATTTTGAGACAGAATTAAGAGAAGATTTAGCAGTAATAAAAACAAAGCAACAAAGCAACTCAGAAAGTCTTGGAGTGTTCTTAGAAAAAACACAAACACAAGAAGTAGAATTAAAGACAGTAGAAAATAATATAAAGACAATTTTCAAAAGATTAGATGAAATGAGAGCAGAAGCAAAGGAAAATAAAGTAGAGCTAAATAAAGTTATAGATGATAAGTGTTCTGATATTTTTAGATTAGCAACATTTTTATCAGGAATAATAAGCATGTTTATAAGTATACTTGCGCTTATCTTAAAGTAATGAGGTTTTATAATGTTTGAGAAGCTAAAAAATATTATTAAATCAAAAATTCTTGTAAAGCCTAAAATTGCTGGTGGGAGTTTAAAGCTTCTCTATATAATGATTGCATTAATAATAACAACTGTTTTAGCTTATATATTTGCTTGGGCATACCAAGCGATATTTAAAGGCGTAATAGCATTACCTGATTTATTAGCCTTAACGAAAGTTTTATTCTCCCCAGAAGCAATCGCCGCTATATTCTTTTATGGGGCATCCATAATAGATAAAGACGGAGATGGAGAGAGCGACAAATTAGAAAAAGAAGCACAGAAGGAAGATAAAAAAGAAGGTGGATGTAATGTACGAAAGTAAGCATTGGAGCGTAACGGAGTGGGATTGTTGGCGCAGAAATAGCAATGAATATGCGTGGGATAATGAAAACGGAAAGTTATGCACGAATAATGAAAAAACAGCAAATTTATTTAAAATATTAGATATGCTGAGAGATTGGAATTTTAATTGGGTAGTAAATACTACAGTTTATCACTCTGAGTATGGAACAGATTTCAAATCTGGTTATAGAACTGTAGACGATGGCGTTAATGCGGCGTGTGGTGGAGCATTAGGAAGTTATCACACGAAAGGATGTGCCGCAGATATTCATATCGCTGGTCAAGATGATACTGATACTGCTTTAGCAGACACCGTTTTAGCGGCGGCAAAAGCGTGGGGATTAGAAGACCAGTTAGGAATAGGTTATTATGGTGATTGGATTCATATAGATACCAGAGGAGTAACTTCGAGATGGTAATAGGAGGAACTGCAAGAATAGTCTTGTAGGAAAGAAATATGGTTAGTACAATTACAGTAGATAATTTTAAGTGTAAATGTTGTGGAGCAACGCCTAAAGTGAGTAAACGTTTATTAAAGATATTAAATGATATACAAACAAATGTTGGCTCTGAGTTGACAATATTATCACCTACTTGTAAAGACCAAGAATTTAAAAAATTATTAAAGGCTTGTATCATTTTAGTTCCTAAACTTTATACTGTTGATGATTTAGCGGACTTAGCGATACTGTATAATGCAGATGGTATAAGAAGGTTATATAAATATAAAGCAGTATATATAGATGTTTTAGGAAATAAAATGGATTATTAATCCCTTACTAAGTAAGGGATTTTTTTTATTGACAAAATTAAAAAAGTATGGTATAATAGATTTAACGAGGTGATAGTAATGGAAATGTTGGCATTGAAAAGTGGCGTAGATTATCGAACGTTTAGGTTTATATTTGGAACTGACAAACTTTCTTATAAAGCTTCTCATAATCTTTGGAAAAAGCTTTCTACTGGTGTATCAAAAAAGCATTTAAACTTAGAATCAGTTGAAGGTGTACTAATTTATAATTTTGAATACTCTAATGGAAAGTATTGTTATTTTCCTGAGTTTTGGTTTGAAGAAGTTAGGTATTCTGATATTGAATGGGAGTAAAAAATGGTAAAATTAAAGGAAGGATTAGGGCATGCTGAGTGGCTTTGGTTTATGCACAATTCAATACAGTTTAGAAATGCTTGTTATGTAGATGCTAATATATTATGGAATATGTTAAAAGATGGGGTTTCAGAAGATGCCTTAAAAATCAGAGATGATAGTACAGGTTATAAAGAAATCTGTTATAAAGAAGTTAAATATGCCTTACCTATAAAGTGGTGTTTGCCAATTTTTGAATGGGAATAAAAAACACTTGACAAAAGGAAAAAAGTGTGGTATAATAGTATAAAAGATAGGAGATGGTTTAATGAGTTTATTAGTGGATATGTACGAATTAAAAACAGAGGAATATATTAAGACGAGAAAACAAACAGCAGAAGTTATTGAGACTTTAAGAGCATTAAGGGATACAAATACAAATCCTTTATATCGTAAAGCAATGAATGAGGCTATTAGGGAAATTAAGCAAATTGGATTTGCAAGAAAAGGTAAAATTACAAACTGTTTGGGAAAACTTTTTGAAGAGGAATCCGCAGAATATAGACGTAAACTTAGCGATATTGAAACTGAGGATTCTATACGTACATTAGAGTCTATTTCTTGTAGACATTTTCAGGGTTTTTGATTAATAAAAATGGCTATTAAAGTTTTTATAAATAATTCTCAATTATTAAAAAATTTAACAGATATAGAAAAAGAACGAATAAAAAAAGATTTAACTTTTAAGAATCCTGAATATGAAAGTATTCTTAAATTCTCGAGATGGGGGAATACCAGAGTTCCAGAATTTCTTTATTATTACAAAGAGATTGGGGATAGCTTAGAAATTCCTAGAGGATATAAGATACCTTTTGATTATGAAGTAGTAGAAGATGCCTCAATTAGTTTTAATAATATAGAATATCCATCAGTACAAATCCAGCCTAGAAAAGTACAACAGGTAGCAATAGAGCATTTTACTGATAATACTGGAACACTTGTTATAAATACAGGGTTAGGTAAGTCAATAATTGGTTTGATGCTGGCAGGAAAGCTAAAAGAAAGGGCATTAATTATAGTTAATAAAGACGATTTAATAGATGGTTGGCAAAAAGATGCTTTGTTGTGTTATGGGGAAATAGAAATAGGTTTAGTAAAAGGCAAGGTTTTCAATATAGGAAAACAAATTACTTTAACTACGATACAGACTCTTTCTAGGCTAGGTGACGAAAAGCTTGATAAATTAAAAGAAAGTATATCAATGTTAATTTGTGATGAATGTCATAGGTGTTCTGCTAAGATATACAGTGTTCTGAATGGCTTTCCTGCCAGATATCGTTTAGGTTTAACAGCAACTAAAATGAGAAATGATGGATTAGCAGATGTATTAGATTTAATTTGTGGGCATACATTGTATGAATACAAAGGAGAATTTGAAACTTCTGATATTATAGATACAAAAGACATTTTTGTAATAAAGAGAGAGAGTCAGTTGAAATGGAATCCAGTAATTGATTATTACTGGACAAAAAGCGGAGCAAAAGTAAAAGCATTAGTATATAAAGATAAAGTATTTGCACCACATACGCCAGAATGGAAAGCTTTAATAACACAGTTATTAAGTACAAAAGAAGTTGATAGTTTACCTGTTAATTTACAGGAAGCTTATAAAACTGTATCAGAAGATTTAACATTTAACAGATTAGTTGTTGATGATATTACAAAAGAATATAACTTAGGAAAATCTTGTATAGTATTTTGTAAAGAAAAAGAGCATATAAATTTATTATATGATATGTTGGTAAATAAGTGCCCAAGAATACAGAAATACTATGGAGATATGAAAGAAACAAAAGCAGAAATAAAAGAAAAAGCAGAAACAAAAGAAGCATTAATTACATTAGCTACTATTTCTATTAGTTGTGAAGGAACTAACGTAAAATCATGGGAGAGAGGATTTCTTGTATCTACAGTAGCAAACAAGAAAGATTTAATACAGATTTTAGGAAGGTTACGAAGAACTAAAGATGGTAAGACTAATGTATTTTTTTATGATTACAGACATCCTTTTATGGCAATTTTTAATAAGCATGGTGTAAAGAGGGATAAATGGTATAGAGAAATAGGAATTACAAAAATTATTTAAAAATGCTTGACAAAACTAAAAAAGTATGATATAATGTTAAGACTTAAAGAATGGATGATAAAATGGTTGAATGTAAAATTATAGACTTTTCAGAAGCAGAGATAGATGATTCACGTTTCAAAGAATTAGCTATGCAGTATGATATGTATAGAAAGACAAAGCTTGAAGCGGAAAAAAGAGTGAAAGAATTAAAAGAACAGCTAGATGCTTATGTAGAGTCTAATGGCAAAAGTGATTTAAATGGTAATAAGTATTTACCTTTTTTAGATAATAAATATCTAAAAAGAGAGGTAAGAAAAAGCTATGATGTAATACCTTATATGGCTGAAAGTATTTTGAGAGACTATGGTGTTTTAGATAAAGTTTTAAAGTATGAAGCTTATTATGATATGGAAGTATTGGAACATCTTATCGCAGATGGAGTAATACCATTAGAGGTAGCAGAGAAAATGTTTAAAGAAAAATTAAGTTATTCAACTAAAATAGTAGATTTAAAGGATGTGAGCGAGGATGCCGAGAAAGAGGAAAGCTAAAAGAGGCAGACCCGCAGGGCAAATATTACAGGGAAAATTATTTAAAATAAATGGCAAGATACTACGATTATATACAAGAGCAAAATTAATAGAAGCTTTTAAATTGGCTGGTATTCCTAGAGGTTCATTAACTTTACGTAATTGGGAAAATACAGGTATTTTACCTCCTGCCCTAGTGAGAGTAAATAATATTTGTTATTACACACAGGAACAAATAAATGCTATTGTTAGAGTAGCTTTAGAGTGTGGAGTTAGGAGAGGTTTTCCTATTGAAAAGACTGGATTTTCTGAACGAGTAAAAATTGCTTTACAAAAAGTAAATGAAAGATTGTTTATGCCAGATAAAGAAATGGAGGAATAAAATGGAAACAATAAAAGTAGGTTTATCAAAAGGTGTAACATTGAATTTAGGTAATTATGAAAGTGCAAAATTTGATTGTTGGATGGAAGCAGAAGTATTAGAAAAAGAAAGAGATACAACATTAGATTTGTTTTCAGAACTTATTGATAATCGTTTAGAACAAGAAGCAAAGGAACTAGAACGTTCCATAGCAAAACGTAAATGATAGTAACAAAAGCACAGGCAAAGAAGTTATTTGGTGGAGCAATAGTAACTTCTGATAAAAGTGGTATTGTAAAGTCAACAGAAGATTACAGTAAGTTTAAATCTAATGATTGGATAAAATATTTTTCAGATAAAGCAAAAGAACATGGCGTAAAATATCAAGTTGTAAAATATAAAGATACCTCTGTAATAAAATCATTAATGGCTACATATCCAAGTAATGAAATAAAAAAGATAATTGATTTTCTTTGGGATTCAGATTATCGCTTTAAAGTTGGTGGTAGAGAAAAAACTTTTATGGAATATGGCATTTATTTAATGTCTAATGCTTGGTTAAGTAGTTATTATAATTTAGCAGTAGCTTATACAGGAGAGAGCTTAACTCCCAAGCGAGGCTGGAAAGAGGAGACTAAGAATGGTGGGATAGAAATTGACATCTGATTTACCAACAAGAGAAGGAAAAATGCGGGAATACATAAGTAAAGAATCCTTGTATTTAATGGGGATACCTAGTGGATATCAGGGAAAATTTTTATCTGATTATCATTTTGCTGAACCTAAATTAAAGAGTATTATACAAGGTTATGTAACTAATCCTAGAGATATGTTAAATGATTGTGTTAATCTTTTATTTAGGGGGCAAAATGGAGCTGGAAAGAGCTTTTTAGCTTCTATTATTCTACAAGAGTTATATATTCGTTATTATTCAGGATATTTAACTACTTTTAATGAGATTATAAGAAAAACTTATAGCCAACAAGATGTAAGTTCCGTATATGATTCAGAATTTCTAGTAATAGATGAATTAGGGGCAGAAGTAGATACAGCAAAGGGAGCAGAAAAAGCTTTATTAGAAAATATATTAAAGATTAGAGATACAAAGGGATTACCAACAATAATCTGTACTAATTTAAAATCAGAAGAGTTAACTAATAGATATGGTTATACTATTGATAGTATGCTAAATCTTTTTATTCAGGTTACATTTACTACTAATGATGGTAGGAGAGAAGCTTTTAGAAATAAAGATGCCATAAAGAAATTACGACAGGGGTGATAAAGTGGATTTAGATAACGTAAAGAGTGACCACTGCATTAATTGTAACTCTGTAGAAGTATTTGCATATGTGGAATACGACCATTTGCCATTGTGCAGAAATTGTTATAAGTTATATGATAAGGGTGAAATTAATGCGGGACAGTTAAGGGAGAAAAGACGTGAAAAGAGGGCAACTAACTAATCAATCTCTTCCAATTATTGCCTTTAACTTAGAGAGTTGTTTTTTTAACAATAAAACAACGTTTGTTAATGAATTATTTAAAGATAAATATGAAATTTTGGGGATGCAGTATAACCCTCAACATTTAGATACTGTTATGAAGATTTGGAAAAGCGGAAAATACTCAATTCATTTAGTGACTTATAAAGACCCAGATGAATGGAAAGAGCTTGAAGGATTTTTATTTGAAAAGTATTTATATTTTAACAATCTAGAATTTATTGAGGGCTTTAAGGAATTGAAGAGATTTTGTGAATTAAAGTATCTTTATTATGTAGACGATGGAGATAGATTATTTTTACCTAAGAACGCTGTTTCAATGCAAGAGTTTTTAGGGGGGATGAAATGAGCGTAGATTCTAATTTTATTTTAAAATTATTAGAAACTAAGGATTGGAAAACAGTAGCGGAGAAAAGAATATCTGCCAAGTTTTTCAACCCAGCTTATAAGAGAGTGTTTAATTATATTTCAGACTTTAAAATCAAATATGGTGATATCCCTAGTGCAGAGTCATTAAAAGCAAGATTTCCAGAGCTTGACTTTACTGGAAGGGTAGCAGAGCCATTTGAATTTTATTGTGATGAATTAAGAAATAAAGTTAAGCATAATTTATTAAGGGACACAATACTTTCTGTGCAAACAGATATAAACTCATTGAATACAGAAGAAGCAGTTAAGAAGTTACAGAAACTAATACAAAATATTGATTCTGAAATTGTTCTTAACGATACCTGTAAAATAGGTGAAAGAACAGAAGAGCGTTTTGAGCAGTACAAAGAGCGGCAAAAAACAGGTGGCATTTCTGGGATGCCTATAGGTTTATTGCCGATAGATAAACAGATAGGTGGGGTTAAAGAATTAGACCTTATAACTTTCTTAGGATACACAGGAACTGGTAAATTAATATGGACTTAAAAGATAAGAAAATAGTAGGATTGGAGCTTTATAAAAGTGGGATGTCATTAACAGAAATATCTAAGAAATTAAAAATTAGCAGAAAAACTATTACAAAATATGTAAAAGAGAGTGGTATAAAGATAGAAAAAAACGTACATAAATATTTTATAAATTCAAGCTATTTTAAAGTTATTGATAGCGAAGCTAAAGCTTATTTTCTTGGGTTATTTATGGCTGATGGATGCGTTATCAAAAGAAAATCTTATGTTTTTGAGATTACCTTAAAAAGCGAAGATGCTTATATTTTAGAGGCATTTTTGCAGGATGCTAAAGGAACTTATTTAATAAAAGATAAGGTTGTTAAATATAAAAATAATAATGTTATATATAAAAGATTAATTATTAGTGATTCAGAATTTTGTCGAAATTTAATTAAGCAAGGAGTAGTTCCTAATAAAAGCTTAATTGCTAATCCTCCTCTTTTAGATGATAAATATAAAAGACATTTTATAAGAGGCTTATTAGATGGGGATGGGCATTATTCTAAATCACGAAGAAGAATAACATTAACTACTACTTATAATTTATTAAAGTATGTTTTACAAGCATTTAATACTGATATTTCTTTAATACATCTCAAAAATAATATTGCTTATTTTGATATTTCTAAAAACTATTATTTAATTATCATCTATTTATATTTTAATGCACATTATTATATTAATAGAAAACGAGAGTCTATTCTTGCCGTCTTACATAGATACGGTAAAGATATGTAAGATTATGAGGGGGCAAAATCGGTGAAGGCTGTCAAATGCTAATACCGAGGTAACTGAATAATTCAGTACCGTAACGCATAGAGATTGAAATAATATCTCCACGAGTGTCCTCCACATACCGTACACTTTTGTGGAAGTGAAAATATATGCTATACTGGAATGGAATTGACCATTCGATGAAAATGAAGGAAACTTCCAGAGCTACAGATAAAAAGCTGTAGGTTAATAACAATTAGAAAACGTGGCTCCTGTGTATTATTGCTGTAGCAATGGCAAAAATGGGATATAAGGTTTTGTTTTTAACTAAAGAAATGTTGCCAGCTCAATTAATAGACAGAATTGATGCAGTATGGTCAGGGATAAGCTACTCTCGTATTAAAGATGGTCAGTTATCGCCACAAGAAGAAGAGAAGTATTATAAGTATCTTTTAGAAGAAGCACCAAAATATAAAGATAAGTTAATTGTTGAATTAGTCGAGGGCGGTGTAATATCTTGTGGAAGTTCCATTGATTTACATAAGCCAGATGTCTGTTTAATTGATGGTGGTTATTTAATGGCTGATGATTCTGAGGATGATGACTGGCGGGGAATTTTAGAAGTATGGAGAGGATTTAAAGCATTAGCTCGAAACAGAAAAGTCCCAATTCTTTGCACCTCACAGTTAAAGGGAGAGACTGCGACATTAAGTAATATTTCTTATGTCAAAGCCTTAGCCCAAGAAGCGGATGCTGTTTATGGTTTAGAGCAAGATAAAACAGATAAGGCGGAGAAAGAGATAAAAATAGTAACTTTAAAAGTGCGTGATGGCGAATGGAAACCACCTTTTAAAATGAGTTGGGATTTTACTGAAATGAAACATGATTTATTATATGTGGAAGAAGAAAAGAAAAGGACACCAATAGCGGTAAAACAAATACAAAGGATTGAGTAGTATGAGAATAGAAGAACTTTTAACTGTATGCGAAGCATTAAATATAAAGAATATCAAAGTAGTAGGTAATGATATTATGGCATCTTGTTGTTTTCATCAAGATACAAGACCTTCTTTCGGTTTAAACGCTGAAAAAGAATGTTATCATTGTTTTGGCTGTGGTGAGAGCGGAACAATAATTGGCTTAATAGCAAAATGTTTAAACATCTCATATGCCGAAGCTAGGTTAAAGCTTGATGAAATAATTGGAGAACAGGCGCAGAAAGTTGAAGAAGTTCCTTTACGAGAATACGAAGAAGTTCCAGAGCAAGAGGAAAGATTTGTTTTATCTAATTCTTCATTGGGGGCGTTTCACAGCGGGCAAGTATTCCATAAATACTTTATTGAAAGAGGATTTAGCCCAGAAGACCAACAAAGGTTTTTATTTGGCTGGGATTCGCAAAAGAAAAGAATTACTATTCCTGTATTTTGGGAAGATGGGCAATTATGTGGGTTTATAGGTAGAGCAGTGCTTAATGATAAAACACAAGAATATGCGAATATTTATGGTAAAGCCCCTAAATATTATGTATATGATAATTTCCCACGTTCAGGAATTTTGTTTCCTTTGAATTTGTTTAGACCTATCAATGATACTGTCATTTTAGTAGAAGGAGTATTAGATGCTCTATGGCTACAAAAACATGGTTACGCAAATGCTTTAGCCATATTAACTTGTAGTATCTCAGACGCTCAAATTTCACTTCTGAGGAGTTTTAATATCAAAAAGGTAATATTAGCCTTAGACGGAGATAAAGCTGGTCAGAACGGCTGTAAACGCATATACGACCTATGTAAGAATGAGTTTGTGTTTAGTATTGTGAATTACCCAGAAAATTGTAAAGATGTTCAAGACATGAATAAAGAACAGTTAGATTATATGTTTACTAATTTAGAGATGTATCCAAGATTAAAATTAAGAAAAATAGAATAGGAGAAAAGAATGGTAGCTTCAATTTTTAAAAGAGGATTTCAGGCAAGGGCAGAAGTAGAAAAGACCACTAAAAAAGGTGGGTATATTAAAGATTATTTTTTAACAGCGAGGGATAATCCTGATGCGCCAGTTAGATTTTTAACTGATGAACCTATCAGTTTTTGGAGTCACAATGTTCAAGAAGGTGGCAGATACAATAACTATGCTTGCACTTGTGAACCAGATTGTCCATTGTGTCAGGCGGGAGCACCTAGAAGCTTCAAATCAGCTTATTTAGTAGTAGATGGCAGACAAGGTAGCTATATCAGCAAAAAAACAGGGGAAAAAGTGGAGTTTGATAAAGCGGTGGCTGTCCTTTTAAGGGGTAACGATTGCGGCATTATTGAGCGTAATAGACAGCGTTATGGGCTGTTAGATGCGCCTTATTACGCAACACGTATGGGACAGAAACCAAGTATTTCTTATTTGTTTGACAAAGCAGGAGCAGAGATTTTTGAGAAATATCCATATTTGGATAAAGATATTTTTGCTATTGGAGAGTTAAACGAAGCGGCGAAAGAAAAGATTCAGGAATTACTGCCTGATAAATATAGAGGGCTTGATTATTATGAAATCATTGAAAAGAAATTCCCATTTTATGGTGTTGAAGACACTTCTTTCGATACTGCAACAGTTTTGGAAGAGCCAGAGCCTATTCGTCCAGCAGGATTTAGCAGAGTTCTGATAAGGGAAGTGGATTAATGGCTAAATGGTCTCAAAAAGCATTAGATTCTTGTATGAAGTATTGGCAGAAAATTTTAGGACTTAGTCATTGGGATATAGTTATTACATATGCAAATAATAGGGATATTGAATATTTATTGGGCTACCCAGCATTAGCAAGTATTTCTTCTAGCCCTTCTATGGAGAGGGCAATAATTCGGATAAACAGTACCCCAGAGCTTGACGAAGATGCTATTATATATGGCAGTGATGATGTTGAGTGGAGCATATTGCACGAATTATTGCACCTTTATTATATAGATTTAAGTATTAACAAGGAAGATAAAGTGCAGGGTGAGTTGATAGAGAGAATTATTAATAAGACCTGCAAAGCATTATTGACTACAGGAAGGTTTAGAAATGGGAGCAGTAGCAGATAGACAGACTTTAATCAATAAGATAGCAGAGCAAAATAATATTACTTCAACAGAAGCAAACAATATTATTAAAATGTTTTGTAAAGGTATGGAAGGGGTATTAGAAGAATATTCTGGGTTGATTTTGCCTAGATATTTTTCTTTAGTATCTAGACAACAAGATATAAAAACTTCTTATAACATTCATACTAAGACTTTTCAAGATAGAAAACCTTTTAACAGGTTTGTTTTCAAGCCAAGTAAAAAATGGAAGAAGTTAATTAATAAGGAGTGATTATTTGTTTCATCAAAGATTCTTTAAATTAACTATTGTCAACAAAGATAATGTTGATAGGTTTTTTGAGGAATATGAACGAGCGAAACAAATCTTCTTTGACTTTGAAACTTCTGGATTAGATGTAAGATATAAGGGTAAAGATTATGCAGTAGGATTAACAGTAGCCTTTGAAGATAGTGTCAGCAAGGAAGTATACTATGTTCCTTTCAGGCACTACTTTGAAGGTGACTATGTTGGCTGTGGCAGATTTGATTATCGTAAAAATACAGCGGTATTTAATGATGCTAAAAATTTTCCTGATTTTTTACCAGAAAAGTTTTCAGGAGAATATTATAATATGGATATTGTTGATTTTATGAAACGATTAAAGCCTTTAATGGAAAATGGTGGGAAAGAGTATATAGCCCATCATATTTCATTTGACTTACATTTATTTGCAAATGAAGGTGTAGATATAGTAAAAGTGTTTGAAACAAATACTTTTACTGATACACAAATAGCTGTACATACTTTAGATGAAGAACAAGAGAAGAATTTAGAAGCAGTAACTGAAACAATTTTCTCTGTAAAAAAATCTCATTTTAAAGATACTATTATGACAGTTACTAAAGAAGAAAAGAAATTTTTAGGATTGGCTTCTAATAGCAATGCTAGTTTCCAGCACGTTCAGATTCCAATAGGGGCGCAGTATTCCGCAGAAGACGTATATTTTATGAGAGAAATGTATGAGCCAATTCTCAATGCTTTAAAAGAAGATGGCGGTTACGAGTATTTTAGAGAAGTGCGTATGCCATTTATGAAAGTTTTATGGAAAATGGAGCGCAACGGAATAAAAGTTGACACAGAAAAACTTGAAGGTATGATAAAGTTAGCGGAAGAAAAATTAGAAGAATTAACATACAAGATATATGAAGTAGTAGGAGCTAAATTTAATATTAACAGTGGTCAACAGTTATTTGAGATATTATATGGTTTTAAAAAGAAATTAAAGGATAAGAAAACAGGGGAATATAAAGAGTCTTTTAATGAAGATTTAGTAGCATTAAATTTTGGTTTTAAGCCTATCGCATGGACAGAGGGCGGGAAATCAAGAGATATGGTATTAAGAACACCAAAAACAGATAAAGATGCGCTAAAGAAATTATTAAGACAAACCCCCAAAAGAGAAGATGGGCATAAATTAATTAAACTTCTACAAGATTATTTTAAATTAACAAAATTGTATACAGCATTTATGCTGGGTATAAAAGAAAAAATATATTGTGACGGAAAAGTGCATCCAAGCTTCAATGAAAATGGCACATCATCGTATAGGCTAAGTTGTTCTGACCCGAACTAAACAGATGGTTCGCTAGGCAAGAAATTCCTAGAAAAATTAACTGCTCTAACTCGGTGAAACTCCACCAATAAAAGGACAACACCGAACTAAGTTAGTTAGCGATAACTAAAAAGTGTAACGACTAGAGAAAGTAGGCTATATTAGTCGAAATCTCCACGAATGGGCAGAGCCTAAACCGAAAGGCATGGCTAAGATATAGTCTGAACTCCGTACAATGGTAAAGACGGAGAAGCGGGGATAAAGAGCCCCGTGATAACATAATTGTTCAACAGCTTCCTAAGCCTTTAGAAGAGCCTAAAGATGGTGAAGATAGAAGTTACTATGATTTTTGGATACAATTTGAAATAAGAAGTTTAATGATAGCTGACAATGAAGACGAAGTAATTGTTGCGGCAGATTATCATGCTCTGGAAAAGTTTTTAACAGCGCATTTTTCAAAAGACCCATTGTTGATTAAAATGTTAAAAGAGAAACTTGACCCACATGGAACAGTAGCAACAATTATTTTTCCAGAATTAGCAGATGCAGACCCAAATTCAATTAAGAAATTAGCACCACATAAAAGAAATGTGGCTAAGACTGTAGGTTTCGCTCAAATCTAGGGTGAAGTAAAATCCCTCTCAAAACGGTGAAAGCCTAACAGGTCAATACCGTGCCGAACTCTGTGAAAACAGCGGTGTAGAGACTTATAATGTATCGGCTATGTTAAAACATAAATCAATCGAATACATTTAATGGGGGATAGGAGCAGGCTCCTAAAGGTATAGTCCGACACTCTTGGCAACAAGAGACAACAGAATGGTAGATTATGGTGGTTCAAAAATAGCGGTAGCAAGAAATCTAGAGATAGATGAAAAGACCGCACAAGAATATATAGATAGATATTTTGAAGGTTTTGCAGGGTTAAGAAAATACGATAGAGATTTAATTCAATTTGCTAGAAAGAATGGTTATATAGAAACATTATTTTCTGGGCATAAACGTCACTTGTGGGGGATAAATTCCCAAGATGGCAGAACACGTTCATATTATGAGCGGCTAGCAGTTAATTCAAAATCACAAGGGGCGGCGGCAGATTGCACAACATTAGCACAGATAGATGTGGATAATGATGTAGTATTAAAATCTATTGGAGCAAGACAAATACTTAATGTGCACGATAAACTTTAGTCAAATAACTTGTCGTGTTTAAACTCTTCGATATGCTGGAACGCAAAAATACAGTATTACCAAAGAGTGACAATATACTGTATATCACGAAAGTGTGTAGCCAATCAGCAGGGAGGAAATGAGAGCATTTCACCCTCACAGACTAACAAAAGCATAGAATAGTAGGAACTGCACATTACTACTATTTGAGAAGTGAGTAGAGTACGGCTTTGTTGAGATACAAAGTGGGTTGACATCCTTAAATGGAAGCGGGGAGGCATAGTGCAGATGTATGATATAGTCGAGTGTGTTTTTAAACATACGTTATGGAGATAGTCATGGTTTGTCCTAAAAAGTTTGCGGAATTATGCAAGCAGAGATTGACCTTTCATATGGAAAATTGTTTACCAAGCAGGGGTATAAATTTAACAATTCCATTAGAAGCCGTAGGAGATATAGGTAGAACTTATAGTGAAGCAAAATAATGCTTGACAAAAATAAGATTATGTGGTATAATAAGGAGGTAAAGAATATGACAATTAAAGTAGGTGGACAGATGGCAGATGATTTAGTTTACCGAGGAGATGCTTCTTCTTCTAAAACATCTTCTGGTGAATATGAAGAAGTTTTAAAACTTTTAGAAGCTCAGGTAGGAATGCTTGAAGACATAAATAATCGTTTACAAAAGTGTGTTGTTGGGGAGACCATTTCAGTTGAAAGTGTAGCCCCAGAAGGGTTAGTACCAAATGTTCTTGGTATACGTTTAAGTAGATTAGAGGATAAGTTAGAAGTTATTATTAGAGATTATTCTGATTGTGTTGATGTAATTGAAGAGAAATTAGGCAAGATGACATTACAGGGGTGATACTTTGCCAGATTTAAAGCAGTTAGTAAAGACTATAAATAAAGCGCATGGTAAGAACGCTATACGTTTAGGGGCAACTATTAAAGAGCAGATGTCCTATAAGATTTCAACAGGTAGTGTGGCTTTAGATTATGTAATTGGTGGTGGAATACCTTCTGGAAGATTAATAACTATTGCAGGAGCTTATTCTACTGGTAAATCATTATTAGCTTATAAGATGATTGCTAATGTTCAAAAAATGAAAAAGAAACTTGTTACAGTTGATGGCGAAGATATAGAAATTGTAGCAGAAGATGGTGATATTCCTTTAACTTGTGCTTTGATACAAACGGAACAAGGTAGTCTTACAAAAGAATGGGCAATAGAAAACGGCATAGATTTAGAGTCACTTTTATTTTGTCAACCTGATGGAATGGAAGAAGCTTTAGATATAGCTATAGCCTTGCAGAGAGCAGGAGTAGAATTGATTGTTATTGATTCTTACGCCGCTCTGCTACCAACTAAAGTATTGACTTCTGATTTTGATGAAAATTATCAAATGGGAATTAAGCCTAAAATGTTGGGTGAATACCACGGTAAATTTCAGTTGTTTAATAACGCATTAGAGCGGGAGGGAAAACTTCCTTCTACAGTTGTCGCAATTAATCAGTTGAGAGAGAAAATTGGCGTGATGTATGGAAGTCCTGAGTATACAACAGGTGGTAGAAGCACTGGATTTACGAATACTTTAGAGATTAGATTACGTATGGGTGATACTATTGCAGTAGGTAGTGGAGAAACAAAAAGAATTGTAGGCAAGACAATCAAATTTAGAATCGAAAAAAATAAAGCTGGTGTTCCTTATGGAACAGGTGAGTATGATATTTATACAGATACCTGTGACTATATTCAAAGAGGGGGCATAGATAACGAAAAAGCATTAATTATGATTGCAGTATTGTTAGGAATAGTTGAGCGTAGAGGTGGCTGGTATTACTATAATGGTGAGCAGTTATCACAGGGGCAAGATAATTTAATTAAATTATTGCGTTCTAACAGAGCTTTATTTGAAGAGATAAGGGAAAAGGTGTTAACATCAGATGAGCATATACAATAGAGGCTATAACTCTTTTTTATATGATATTCTGGTAAGGCGAGGGTATTATACAGCTTCTTGTCATAATTGTTGGTTTTATGATAGAGGCTGTATAAATACAGATGTTACAGAGTATGATTTAATTAAGGGTGAAGAAACATATTGTATCTTTTGGAAGCCACCACCAGTACAAGGGAATAGGTGATAAAAAGCATGGCGAGAAAAGGAACAACAAAGTACAAAAGTAATAAACAAGAAAAAGATGTAGCAAAAATATTAGGTGGAAAAACAGTAATGGCTAGTGGTTCTTTATGGCAAGCTAAGGGTGATGTAAGAACATCAAAATATTTAGTTGAGTGTAAGACTACTGATAAAGATTTCTATAAGCTGGAACAAAAGATTTTAGCTAAAATTGCAAAGGAAGCTATAAAGGACGGACTAAGAAGCCCTCTATTAGTTTTTGATTGCAAGAATGAGAGATTTGTAGTCTTTAGAATAAAGGACTGTTCGTTAAAAGCCTCTTTAATCTTTAAATTATTTAAAGTAAAGATTATTGATACTTTAGTAAAAGGTAGAAGTATTTCTTTATCTTATAAAGAAGATTTAAAGAGTTTAAATAAAAATGAGAATGCTATAGGATTTAGTGTTCATAACTATAGATTAGTTCCTGAAACTTGGTTTTTAGTTTCAGAAGAAGTATTCTTAAAGAATGAAAAAGTATTATACGAGGTTATGTAATGAAGCGGTTAAAAGTAAGAGGTTCAGCTACTAGCCTGTTTTCTATTATGAAGGGGTCAAATTGCCCTTTAACAACAGCAATAGACTCTTATTTATTAACTGAAAAAGATGATGAAGGAAGAAAACATGGCTTTAATAGTCCTAGTGGGATAAAAGATTGTGTAAGGTCTCTTTATTATGTTAGAAAGTTTTATGACTGCACAAATGTAATAAAACCAAGAACAAAACGAGTATTTCATAATGGTAAAGATGTTCATACTAGGATACAAAATTGTTTAATAAAATCTGGTTTATTATTACAAGAAGAGCCACCAGTATTTAATGCAGAACTACAAATATTAGGGAATGCGGATGGATTGGCTTTAATCAATGGACATTTAGGTGTATTAGAGATAAAGTCAATTAATCATTGTGAATATGTAGGATTATTAGAACCTAAACCAGAACATATAAAACAAGCTTCAATTTATATGTATTGTTTTGAAACGATAAGGCAAGCAATGCAGAGTGAGGACTTTTGTGGGGAAGAACTTGCTAATAAATATTACTTATCTTTAGATAAATCTTTAAAAGTAAAAGAGCGGAAAAGCAGAAAACAAAGCTTTTTAAAAATGTTAAATCTTATAGAAGATTACAAAACCACTCCAATAGATAGCATTGATTTTTTGTATGAAAATAAAAATACACAAGAGATTAAAGAATTTATTGTTTATTGGGATGAGAGTATAATGCAAGAGATAAAAAGTAAATATACTTTTTTGAATGAATGTATAGCAAAAAACAGAATACCTGATAGACCAGAGGGTAGTACAAAAAGCGGTAGTTGTAAAAACTGTAAATATAAAGGAGTGTGTTATAGTGAATAAAATTCTTTCTAAGGTATTTTATGGATTAGGCATGTTATTAGGGGTAATAGTAATGTCTATTGTTTGTGTGGCTTTCAGTTTTTGTTTCTGTGTAGTGCCTTATTTAATATATACTTTTTTGCCAGTAACACTTAGTCCAGTTTTAATTTGGCTATTTGGCGCAATTTATTTAGTTACTGCTTTTTTATGCCTTTATAACTTTATGGTTCGGGGCAAAGCTTTTAACTTATGAAAGTATGGCAAATATTTAAAGAGTATGCTTGGATATTATGCATTTTTTTAAGTGTAGCGTGTTTTTATTTTTATAACAAACCGCCAGAGATTATTTATAAATCAGCAGTAAATATTGATAATGGCGAATTAACAGTTGAGGATATAAAACGTCCTCAAATTACATTAGATTCAAGTATTAAGGAACAAGCGAAAGTTCAAGTAATAGAAAAAAAAGATGAAACAGAAGCGGATTTAAATATAAAAGATAATTATAAATTTAAAGCTAATATAAATGGTAAAGAGATTGAAATTGTTCCTGATACTAAAGAAAATTTTGAGTTTAAAAAAGATGCTGTTAATATAGATAGAGATATAGAGATAGAATATAAAATTAAGACAACGACATTACAGCCTAATTTTGGTTTAGGATTGGGAATTGATTTTAATGGGAATCCAGCAATGAGTGCAAACGTGAAGCTTAAAAAAGCACCAGTATACTTTTGGGGAGCATCAAACTTCAAAGATTCGCATATGATAGGAGTAGGTATTTATGGTGACTTTAATTGACAAGATTGAAAGTCAACTTTCACAAGAAGGTGTAACCCCTTTCTCCAATGAGAATATTGAAAGAGACTATTTAAAATTGCCAAGATATTTAGATGAGTTACCTGCCGCTGAAATAGGAAGGTATCTTCATGCTACAGTACAGCAAAGGGTATATGTAAGAACGCTTATATCTCAAACAAGAGCGTATTTAAGGGAAGCACAGAGTCAGTTAAATATGGAAAAAGCTTTAATTTATAAAAGTTTTCCAGTAAAAATGAGTCTTACAGAAAAAGAATTAAAACTTGCAGAATATCCTTCCGCTAAAGAGGCAATGGAAAGGGTGATATATTTGCAAGAAAGACTTGATTATTTAAAAGATGTATTAGATAGCTTAGAAGATTTAAAATTTAATATTAGTAGAGAGCTGTCTAGACGTGGAGTAGACTTTACAGATGCTAACAGAAGTGCTAGGGTTGGTGTAGAGTGAAGCAAGTAGATGTTCTTAAAGAACGGTTAGAACTTTTAAAAAGATATGAACCTGATTCGGAAGAAATAGTAGAGTTAGAAAATCGGATTAAATTAAGTAAAAAAGCTAAATCCAGTAGGAGAAAAGGGGCATCTTATGAATCAAAGGTAAGGAAGCTTTTGGGCGAAAGATTTCCTGATTTAGATTTTTCAAGAGTTCCTTCCAGTGGTGGATTTCAAAAATCCTCAGCTAATACTTTGTTAAGAGGAGACTTAGTTAATCTAAATGAAGATTATGATTTCAAATTACATTTAGAACTAAAAAATCAAAATAGATGGCAAGTTAATACATGGTTTGAGCAAGCTGAAAGTGATTGTATTGAAGGTAAATTACCTATAGTCATTATGCATAGAACGCAGAAAAATGAAAATGGCAAGCGAATAGCAGAAGCAGATGATTTTGTATTTTTACGTTTAAAAGATTTTTTAGATATTTTAGATGATGGAAAAATAATCAAAAAATGTCTTGACAAAAAGACAAAAATGTGATATAATAACATTTGTAATAATTTTAAAAAAGCCTATAAAGGGCTATAAAAGGAAAGAGGAAGATAGAATGGAAAAAACAGCTTTATTTAAAGTTTCTTCAACAAGTAATGCAAAAAGTGTAGCAGGCTCAATCAGCCACACATTGAAAGGTGACGGAGATACAGCACCAAAAGATGTAGTATTGCAAGCAATCGGAGCTAAAGGCTAATTGGCTCCCATCACAGTGATGTGATGAAAAATAGCGGGGAAGAAAACTGGAAAGCTGAGAAGCTAATCAGATTGGAAGGTTTAGTTTAAAAGCTAAACCACAAGCAGAGCATAGACAGTGAACCTCTTAGAGAATATAATCTGTCCACGAGTCCCCGCCGCTTATAACGAGGTTATTCGAGCGTTATAAGATGAAAAGATATGCCGAACTAACAGGAAACGAACTGTTAGAAGTAGAGGATAAAAAGCCTTTACGATAACATAATTGAGTGCCATTAATCAAACATGTAAAGCTATTGCTATTTCAAGAGGGCATTTAGCTGTGGCAGGATACGATGTAGTTACTAGAATTGGATTTGACGTTGTTGAAATTGATGGTGAAGAACGTACAATTTTGAAATTCTTCGTATCATTGAGATAACTCTGACTAGAGTATAACAGTCATAGCCCACCTAAATGGTGGGCTTTTATTTTAAGGAGGCATACTATGAACCAAGAACTCACATTAGCAGTTAGCAGTAGTTTTGAAGCCGCTCATCATTTAGTAAATCCAACAGCATTTAATGAAAAATGCCTTAAACTACATGGACATTCTTATAAGTATACTATCTTTTTAAAAGGAGAAGTACAAGATGGTGGTATGGTAGAAGATTTTGGAGCTATAAAGAGATATATTATAAATGAAATAACAAAGCTCTATGACCATTCAGATTTAAACAGATTTTTTTATAATCCTACCGCAGAAATGTTAGTTTTAGATATGGCATGGAGAGTAGAAGCCTTAATAGAGGATAATAGTTTAAAAGTTAAACTGACCAAAATAGAATTAGCCGAAACGGATAATAATAGGGTAATATGGGAGTCACAGTAAATGTATATTACAGAGATTTTTAGTAGTATTCAAGGTGAGGGGAAGTATACAGGCTATCCTACTACCTTTGTTAGATTATTTGGTTGCAATTTATTTGAGATGTCTCCTAGCTATGCTTGTAAGTATTGTGATGAGAAACATTCAATGACAGGCAAACGAATAAAGATGCATTTAGGATTGGTAATGGATAAGATAGGGGCATTAGGAAATAAATATGTTTGTATTACAGGTGGAGAACCTTTAATGCAGGAAGAAACTATGCCTTTAGTTTATGAATTATTGTATAATGATTATATTGTTACAGTAGAAACAAATGGGACAATTCCTATAGAGCATTGTGAATATGTAAGAAGTTATTCATATTGTATGGATGTTAAATTACCTAGTAGCAGAACAGTATTAGCACCAGATTTAAATTGTTATAAGAATTTAGGAGAGCTAAAAGTAAATGATGAAGTTAAGTTTGTTATTTCTAATATCCATGATTATGAAGAAGCAAAACGGATTTTAAAGAAATATAAAACTAAAGCAAGCCTTATTTTTTCTCCTGTGAATTGTGATTTAGAATTAGCAAGAGAAATAATGGGTTGGTTAATGAAAGATAAACTAAAAGCTAAATTAGGATTACAAATACATAAATTATTAGAAATTAAATAGTAAAAATCTATTGACAAATATGGATTTTTATGGTATAATGGGAGTATAGTATGAAGATAGAAAATGTTAGAATATATGGTTTGCCAGAGAGCTTAATAGCCTCTGGCTATCCTATGTTATCTACAGAATTAAATGAAGAGGAATTTTTAAAGGAAGTAGAAGCGACAGAAAAAATAATTAAAAATAAATCTGGCAGTAATAAACATATAGAAAGAGGTATTAGATTAGGCAATTCTCCTTTAGGTAGCGGACATAATTGTGCTTTAAAGGGAATTACAGTACAATTTGATTTAACTTTGCCTCAGTATACATGGCAACAGTTACAAAGATATCACTATATTGATTTTATAAGTTCAATGAGCAAAATGCATCGTATTACAATGCTTGATTTAGATAAACATTGTCCTTTAGTGGATAATGAATTATTAAAAATTTCACAAAGATATGTAAATGCTTATAAAAAAGGTGAGATTGGCATAGATGCTTGTTTATCTAATATTCCTATGGGATTACAGATGACAGCACGAATGACTACAAACTATTTACAACTATTATCTATTTATCATCAAAGAAATACTCATCGTTCAGATGAATGGAAAGAGTTTTGTTCTTGGGTAAAAACACTGCCTATGTTTAAAGAGTTGTGTTTAAAAGGAGAATAAATGTATGGATTTAAACTCTGTTAATATAACAGCTACACAAGTAGCTAAAAATTATTTTTCAGCTTATGTTGAAAATGGCTTTATTTATTCTTATAGTGTATATGGTGAAAGACAACAAGTTGGTGTTACAAATGATGCTTATACTGCTTTACAGAAGACAGCGCAAGAGGCTTTAGATAAAGCTGAAAAGTATTATCAACGATTAGTAGAGTTAGGAGATATAGTACCTCCTAAAACATCAGAAGAAACTATTGCAGAATTGATGTCTGTAGTTAGTGAATTACGTAATGAGATAAGAGAAATGAAGACAGTTCAACATAAGGGGGATTCAAATGAATCTATTAAGTATACTGAAAGCTCTGGGGATAAAAATTTCCCCACAAATAGAGGAAGCTATAGCAAAGGCACAGCAACTGGCAAATAACTATGGCAATTCTAAAGAGGGCTTTATAAAAGCAGTTAATGAAAATGGTGGAACAGAATCTTTAACAAAAGCCTTAGCAACATTAGATAATCCAAATGTTGCTAGAGTTTTAACAGCGTTAGGACACCCACCAGAGTCTATAAAACAAGCGGTTAATAGTCTGGGAGCAATAACTCCTACACCACAACAAACTCCTAATAATCAAAATATTTCTAATGAGATTAGGTCTTTTGAAGAAAGGCTTAAAAGATTAAAGTAGTAATACTTTAGTTATATATTTTAAGGAGTGATTTTAAGTGGATGAAAAAATGAATTGGGGCTTTATCATTCTTATCTTCTTGTTCTTTATGATTTTTGGAGGATGGGGTAATGGTGGTCTGTTTGGTGGCAGAGGTGGAGAATGCGCTGGTTGTAGTGTAGTTTCTAACTGTCAAGTAGAAAAACAGCAAATCATTGATACAGCTAGAACTCAATACATGATTGAAAACACTGCAAAACAAACTCAAGAACAGGCAATGGCTTTAGCTAATGCTCTTGGAACTAAAATTGATTTCTATGAATATCAAAATCTGCGTGACCAACTGGCACAAGAAAGAACTAAAAATGTGGTTCTGGAAAATCGTGTCTATAGTGATGCTAAATTTAATGCACTGGAAAGACAGAACGAAGCTATGTTTGGCGTATTAAAATCTGAAATTGCAGACTTGTCTTGCAATGTTCCGAAACGTCCTCCATACTATGCACAAGGTTTTGTAACTTGTGGTTCTCCAATTCCTAATGGATGTTGCAACTAATCTTTTGAAGTTCCGCTTATTTGCGTGATTGAGGGGTAGGCGGTATGCCTACCTCTCTTTTTATATTAAGGAGTGATTATTAATGAATTGTAATTGTACAAATATTTTAGCCTCTACTTCTATTACATCAGAAGCTAATGATATTGATATCGTGGTTCCAAGCAGAACTATTTATAATGGTCAATGTGAGAAGTTATTAATACAACAGGCAATTCCTGTAAGTACAAATGGAAATGCAGTTCCTGTAAAATTAACTATTGGCGATGCTTCTGTTTTATTATTAGACCGTTGTGGAAACGCTGTTTTTTCTGACCAATTAAAATCAAGAAAAATCTATGATATCAGATTTCACACAACAGCTTTAACAGCTACTATTCTGTGTTCTATTCCAAACTGTACTAGCGGAGTAAATACTGTATTTAATCCTGCAACACCTCCTTCTGAGCCTGTTCCAAGTAATTAATCGACAGGAGGATTAGCTATGAAACTAGATTTAGTGTCCTTAATGTTAGGTTTTGGTGTTGGTTATCTAGCATTGACAGAATCAGGTAGAAAACAGTTAATAAAAGTAAGCAATCAAGGTGGGGAATTAGTAAATAAGCTTACAGATAAGTATATAGGCGAGCCTATCAGTAAAGCATTAGGGGGAATAGAAAGTGTCACACATGAAGAAGTCGTTAATGCATCTGACGAAGAAGCAAAACTGGATTGATGATTTAGTTGAAATATTAAAATGTAGATTAAAATATCCTACAACAGATTTAAAAGAAGTTTATGAAGATATAGAAGAAGACATTTATTTATGTGTTAATGGCGAGCATTTTGATGAGGACTTAGCGAAACAAGCCGTTAGTGAGATGATAAATGCAGGCGGTACAACTGGCGAGAAATGGAGCAAGGAACGTACTGATGAGGCTGCTCGGATTGTCGGCATCACTGAAAACCTCTGGGATTTTTACTATGTTATTAATATGTACTACAGCGATTACAACACAGTTATCGGTGAAGATATTACAATGGCGGCGAAACTCTCTAAAGCGTTCATTGAGGATGTAGATGTTCCAGAAGGAAAGGCTTATAGATACTACAAATATGTAGTTAAAGATGAATAATAACAGAAATAATAATAGTCTTCTGGATACTTTAGGAGCTTTGGGTGATTTATTAGGCATATTAAACTACATAGAAAATTTACAACAAACTAAAAATGATGTTATAATGAAAGAACTAAGAAAGCAGGATAGTGTATATTTTAAGCAAATATTAGAGAATCAAGCAAGAATTGAAGAAAAGTTAGATAAGTTACTTGACAAGCAAGAGTAGTTATGATATAATAGAGGTGTAGTCAAGGCTACGCCTCTATTTTAATTATAAGGAAGATTAAAATGCAGAAATTTAAATTGAGAAGTAACGACCTAGATACTTTATATAGTATCTTTAAACATAGTTCATTAACTCCCTTAGATATAAAGCAGTTAAGACAAAATAAATTTTTCTATACTTATACGCCACGAAGAGCAATGGAAAGAAATGAAAGAGTTTTTGTTAGAGTGGCAGATACTTTTGACTGTCCAATATTGTTTAATATGGCAGGTAGAAACTTTCTATATTTTTTTAAGGAAGTTAATGATAGGGATGAGTGGGAATGATAAAAAATAAAATTAGCAAAGAATTTAAGGAATTTTATGGATGGGAGTAATAAAACATGAAAATTATAGCAGTAGATTTTGATGGAACATTATGTGAAAATAAGTATCCAGAAATAGGTGAGCCTGTTACTGGGTATTATCGAGGGTGGAAAGGTGATAAATATTTTTCTTGTCGTTTTAATTTTATTAAGCTTTTAATAGCTTTGCAAGAAATGGGAAATAAAATAATTCTTTTTACTTGCAGAGGTGGTGAACAATTAGAAGAAGCTGTAAGTTGGTGCAATAACCTATTTGGATTAAAATTTGATGCAGTTAATAATGATGTAGAAGAAACTTTACAAAGGTATGCTCCGACTCTTGAATTAAGAAATCAATTATCTGCTACAAGAAAGATTTATGCAGATGTTTATATAGATGACAGAAATTTAAATGCAGATGAATATTTAGAGAAGAATTTAATTTTATTAGATGCAAAATCTTTATATGATATGGGGATAACAGAAAATGCTACAGAATTTTTAATTGAAAGGGTGTTGAATAAATGAGAAAAATAGTTGTGGCTGGTACAAGAGAATTTAATGATTATAGATTATTATGTGATGTTTTAGATTTTCATATAAATGGTGAACAAGTAATTATAATTAGTGGTAATGCTAAAGGAGCAGATTCAATGGGAGAGGTTTATGCTTCTTCTCATAATTTGAAATGTGTAAAATTTCCCCCTGATTATGAAACTTATCCCTCTAAAGTAGCTCCATTAAAAAGGAACGAGGAAATGGCAAAGGAAGCTACAGAAGGAATTATATTTTGGGATGGTGTTTCAAGAGGTACTTGGAATATGATTCAGCAATTAAGAAAATATAAGAAAAAAGTAACTATTATTAACTATAGGAAGTTGGCATAAAATGGATAATTGCGAATTTTATTTATTATATAGCGGTGGGTATGATAGCACTGTGTTGCTTTATGATTTTATTGATAAATTACCTAATAAATTGACGGTAATACATATTGTTACTCAGTATAATCAAGAAGAAACAAAAGCGGCAAGAAAAATAATTGAATTAGTAAAAGATAAAATTCTTAACTATATTGAATTAGAAATGCCTGTTTACAAAACAGAAATAGAATACATTCCTTATAGAAATGCTCAATTTATATTAAGAGCACTTTCAACCTTGACAATTAAAGCAAGATGTGCTATAATATTATTAGGGTTGATAAAGGTAGAGGAACCTTTCCCTGATTGCACACAATATTGGTTAAAAACAATGGAGAAATTAGTTCAAGTAGAAAATCCTCATATTGGATTAGAGGCACCTTATATCAATAATACTAAAGATGAAATTTATACCGTAGGATGCAAGTTTAAGGTTCCTTTAAGAAATACTTTTAGTTGTAACTTTCCTGTAGATGGTGCAGAATGCGGGGAATGTGGAAACTGTAAATGGAAAGCAAAACATAAATATCCTAATTATTTTAGAGTTATAGAAGGAGGTAAAAACAATGTTTAAAATTATTAATGGTAAGGGAACAGGTTCTAACACGCAAAAGAGTGCAGTGAATACCTCCCCACAAGTAAAGATTACTAGCCCAGCAACAAGAAGAAGTTTATCTTGGCTTAGAAGGGTGCAAACAAGTTTAACTCCAAGAACAAAAAAAGCTTTGGATTGGTTAGAAGCCAATAGTGTTAGATTACCTAAATAATAGGAGAATTAGTTAATGAAAAATGGATATACGTTATTTCTTTCTGGCGTTGAACCAGAAGAAAATTTCTATACTGCAATAGACGTTACTTCTAGTCTATTGCAGTCTTATTGGTATATAAAGCGGCGTGGAAAAGATAAAATTGTAGAACGTTTTGATAAAGTTAAGAAGAACTCTTTGTTAATTGATAGTGGAGCACATACCTTTCTCACTTTAGCAGAATATCAAGATAAGACAGTAGATTATTGGGAAGAGTATATAAAAGGATATATAGCTTTTGTAAGAAAACATAGAGAAAAAGTATTTGCTTGTGTTGAAATGGATATAGATACTTTAGTAGGAACAGAACAAGTAAATAAATGGAGAGAAGAATACTTTCATTCTTTAGAGGAAGAGGGCATTCCTGTTATTTATGTTTATCATGCAGAAAAAGGATTGGAAGAGTGGGAAAGAATGTGTAAAACATATTCTTATGTAGGATTCTCTTATAATGAATTTGAAGATGCTATTTTAATTGATAAATTATTTGAAATAGCAATGGAATATAAAACTAAAGTACATGGTTTTGCAGTATCGGGGTATAGGGAATTATTAAAACATGAGTATTATACAAGTGACAGTACAAGTTGGATTACAGGAGCTCAATATGGAGAATTAAACTATTTTGAAGGTGGAAAATTAAAGCGGTTAACAAAAGAGAAATGGAAAAATGAATATTATGCAAAAATACTTGATTTATGCACAAGTAAAAAGTTACTAGAAGCAGAGGCTCCTTATGAATTAATGCGTATTAGTGCTTTAAGCTATAAGAAATTAGAAGAGCATGTAAATGATATATTTAGAGGTAAAAGATATTGGATTGGAAGAAAGGAAGTGTCTAAAGTAGCGAGTAAGGGAAATTTACCGCCAGTAGAATGGTTTTCAACTGATATGGAAGATTGGCAAGAATGGGCACAGAAATTAAATATAGATACTAACCTTCCTGATGAAGCAGGTAAATCATTAGTTGTTGCCTGTTACAATTTTGTGACAGATAATCCTATTATAAATGAGTATCCTCTTGAAGAGTTAATTGACTTATGTGGGCTTTTTGGTGATAAGAAGTCAAATACTCTTACCAAGTGCCGAAAAGCGCTTAAAGAGCACTTTACAGCTCTCTTAAAGGGCAGTATGGATTTATCCACTTTGACAGAAGAAGAAGTAGAAGAGAAAAAAAATGTAGCTCCAAAAGAGCGGGAAGAGTATGTTCAAGAAAAAGAGTATGTAGAATGTACTGTTAGCAAGGAAGAGTGTCAAGGTTTATTAAAAGGATTATTAACTTCTGGTGTGACAGATGAAGCAGAGAAAGCTTTAATTGAACAGGGAATAGAGCCTATTTATGATGAGAATGGAAATATTAAAGCAGGTATTAAACGAATAAAGAAAAGAAAATCTTTAAGTTCAAGTGTGATGCCAGAGTTAAGTTGCAATATTTGTACTAAAGCACGGAGATGTCCTTTATATGAAGAAGGAATGCTTTGTGCTTATAATAAAATGTTTAAGCAATTTGATACAAGAAATCCCGAAGATGTAGTAGATGCTATGAGCAGTATTGCAAATTTAAGTTTAGAAAGATTATCAAGGGCTGTAACATTTGAAAAGTTAGATGGTGGCTTAAATACTAAAGAAGTAACAGAGACAATGGCAGAAGCATGGAAATATCTTGAAAAGATACAAGAAATTCAAACAAAGAGTGATAAAGTTATAGCAGAGCGTAGAGTTGTAACTTCTTCTAATGGCGATGTAGAAGTAAGAGAAAGTGTAACAGGAAATCCGCAAGGTTTATTGTCTGAGATTCTAAAAACAAAAAAAAGTTGACAATAATCCCTTAATATGGTATAATAAAACTATATTAAGGGATTTTTTTTAAGAGGTGGCAATAAATGAAGATAATTAGTTATGGAAAAAGATTTAGATTATTAGAAAAAGAGTATATTGGAGACAGGTTGTTTTCTAAAGGGTCAATATTTATGGCTACAGGATTAATTAATTTTAAGGGTAATAATCTGTTCCGTGTTTATAATCCTGATGGCAGTTTAAAACAAAATTTGCATACTGGTAATGGACATGTAAATTTTTCTTTAAGTTTATCTCCTATATCAAAAGATGAGCTTTTAGCATCGGAAGAATGTTATTGGTTTTTAAATGATATAGAATTAAGAACTTATTTTAAAGAAATTGTCTATGAGGAATGGGAGTAAGAGTTATGAAAAAATACAAAGAAACTTTTATAACAAAAAGTCAGTTTTCTGGTGGATTAAGGACTTTTCCTAAAGGAACAATATTTGAAAGCACAGGAGTTTTTTGTGGCAGTGAAACACTTTTTTGTGTTTACTATCCCGATGGCTCTCCTTATACTTGTTTACATGATGGCAATAGTGCTCAAATAATGCTTTTTAATAGTACACCTATAACATTAGCTGAAATTCGAGCACAAGGTGATTGTCATTGGTGGGTTAAAGATTCTGATATTGATGAATATTTTATACCAAAATCATCTTTAGAATGGGAGTGAAAAAATTGAGTGTAACACTAGGAGAATATTTTATAGTTACTAGTCCTTTCAAACATGATGGTAATGTATTTCATAAAGGTGATTTATTGCGGGTAATTAAAATATATGATAGTTGGTCTAAAGTTTTAGTTTCCAACAAATCTTGGATAACAACTAAAGCAGGGCATACAGACACAGAAAATCAATATAGTTTTGGTAGGGGAACAAATTGGTATATTGATATAGAGTATTTATTTGAAAATTGTGTTTGTAGGTCAGAATGGGAGTAGTGGAGATGAGATATAAAGCAGGAGATGTAGTAAAAATTGACAAAACAAGATTTGTTATAGAAAGAGTTACTAAAAAGGGCTATATTTTATTTCCTCATATAGGATTTTTCGTAAAGGATTGCCGAATAAATAAAAAAATTAAAGTGAAGAAATCTTATGAATTAGGAGATAAATTCAAATGTCTATGTGACTTTAGTTCAGGGACTTCTGTGGCGAAAAAAGACAAACATTATATTTGTACACAGAAATTTTCAGATGGCACATATATGCTTACAAGAATAAAAAATAAAGAAGAGAAATTAAGAGTGAATACAAATCAGATTCATGCTTATTTTAGACATTATTTTGGAGGTTGGGAATAGTGCCAATAGGAACAAGAGTAAGAATAAGAGAAGATTTAAAAACTACAGAAACTTATGGTGGTGTAAGAGTTATAGAAGATATGCTAGTTTATGCAGGTAAAGAAACAACAATAATTTGGCATGAAGCTAATGTATATCATATACTTTTAGATGATGGTTTTTACTATTGGACAGATGAAATGTTTATTAGTGAATGGGAATAAAAAAGTCTTGACAAAATAAAATAGTTGTGGTATAATAAGTGCATAAGATATTGAAAGAGAGGTTATAACATGTGTATTATAATTTATAAACCAGCAAAAGCTACACTAAAAAAAGAAACATTAAAAACAGCATTTGAAAACAATCCTGATGGTGCAGGATTTATGTACCAATCTGATTTACTTGAAGCTCCTAAAATGCAAAAGGGATTTTTTGATTTTGATAAATTTTATGAGGCATATGAGAAAGTGGCTGAAAGTGATAAAGGTTATAATATTGCTGTTCATTTTAGAATTGCAACGCATGGAGCTGTTAATAGTTTAAACTGTCATCCTTTTATTGTTAAAGAAAGTGTTGAAAAAACTATTAGCGAAAAAGGACAGTATAGTTCTTTATTTATGCAAAATGGTGTTATTAAAAGTATTTCTGTAAATAAGAAAGATAAATATAGTGATACTTGTAATTTCACCTATAAAATTATGTCTAAAATTAAAACATTAACAAGCATGAAGATAAAAGATATTCTGGAAACTATTGAATCTCCAAGTAGATTTTGTTTAATGCAAGAAGGGCGAAAACCTTTATTGATTGGTAGTTTCAAAAAAGATGGTGGAGTAAGTTTTAGTAATGAATCCTATAAAGAAATAAAAACTGCTATTTCTTATCCTACTACTTTTGAAACTTATTTACTTGCATTCGAAGATTGCGATGCAAAAGATATTAGAGATATTGAAACAGAACTTAAAGATGACCAATGTGGAATTATTGATGCTTATAATGTAGGAGATGTAACTTTCTTTGAAACGAACTATCTCCCTATTAGAGAAAAGATTGCAGGTAAAGAATTTCGATGTTATCGTTGAAAAGTCTTGACAAAATAAAATAGTTGTGGTATAATATAAATACACTAAAAATAAAGGAGATAATAGTATGAATTTTCGCATTAACGATGTAGTAACATTAAAACAAGGATTGACAGGTGAAAAAGAAAAGTATAGCGGCAAGACTTTAATGATTCGAGCTATTTCCGAAGGGCATTACATTATGAAAGTACCTAATAAAACTGCACCAAAAGATAATCGTGAACTTATGGATGTAAGTTTTAATGATGCTGATATTCAATTAAATCCTTTAGAAGTAAAGGTAGAAACTGAATCTGATGGAATTATTGATATTATGGCTAAAAATTCAAAAGATGAATGGATTGCAATTTTACGGTTACAGGATGGAGAATTATTGCGTAAAAAAGATTTAGCAAAACAAGGTTTTTCTGGCTTGAAGTTAGACTTTAAAGGAAGACTTCGGTTAGTAACCAGTTATTAATGTTACCTGAATATATAAGTGCTGAAAATGGAATAAAGTATGTGCCTTTTACTGGCAATATTTTATTCCTTAAAAGTATATTATATGAACACAATAATTTTCCAATAAGATTACTTTTAGAAGAAGAACAATTATCCGCTTTTATCATTGTTTATGTAACAGCAAAGAACTTAATTTGTGTGGATACAAGTTCAGAAGGTAAATTGTTTGAAAGTATTTTAAAAATACCTGTTAGCACTTTAAAAGAGCGTGTGTTTGAGGGAATAAATTATGAAATTTACATTAAACAAACTGCTTTAGGAGAGTAGCCAATGAAAAGATATCACATAGCAGTAAAATTTGATAAAGAAAAGATAGCAAATATAGATTTCTGTAAATTACATTTAATATTTACTAAACATTTTAAACAAAGAGCATGTTTAAAAAGGATTCCTAAGCCTTATAAAGCTCTGTTAAAAAGGGGTAAGATTTTTGAGTATCATACAGATGATAATGAAAATTTGCTTAAATTTGTCATACGTTGTAAATACAACGAAAATTGTGATGTTTGTTATGTGTTAACTCCTACTGGCAGGGTTATTACTGGTTGGTGGCAAGATACAAATGATAGTCATTCAACATTAAAAATAAATTTATATGAAAGGTGATAAGAATATGAATAAGAAAACTGATGAAATCAAAAAAAGTGGAGATGAAGATTTTCAAGCATTTGTAGACCTTTGTTCTGCTATTATGCTTGGTGAGGATAAGAGAGCAGAATCAGTAATGAGAAAAGCAGTAAAGAAAGCGATTAAAGAACTTGATAATATTGATATCCCTAAAGGTTATACTATTGATACTGAACGTTGGAAGCAATTTCCTCAATTAGAATCAGGAATGCTGGTTTTTGTTTCAAATGGTTGCTGGGGCAAAATTTCTGAAGATTACGAAACTGGTCGTCTTTATTTTTATCGTAAAGGAGGAGCAATTTCTTTAGGTGAATTGCAAAAACAAACTGGAAAAGGTTTAGAAGAATTATTTATAGAAGTATACGTTCCTAAGAATCAGTTTGCAATTCATTCATACAATCCTGAGAATTTTAATTTGCATTATACTTGTTTGAAAAAGAAACCTGAAAAAGTGCGTATTTCTTTAGCAGAATTGTTGAAAAGAGCGGGGTTAGAAGGAAAGGAAGTTGAAATTCATTAATGTTTGGATGTGCGGCTTGTTTAACGATTTTTTTATTCACTATTAACTTATTAGGCTATGTCTCTTTAAGTTATTGGATTATTTTCGCACCAGTTATTTTTGCCTTTGGCATTACAGCTCTTTTTGGACTATTTGCAGTAGGTATTATAGCGACAATGGATTATATTGTTACATCAGAAAGGTTTAAGGAATGGAAGGACTTACACAAACAAGAAAAGAATTAATAGAATCTGCTATTAAGCTTCTTTTAGATTGCGATGATTATGAAGGTTTAAATTTTAAAGAATATGATACGACACAAGAAATAGTAGAAATTCCAAGTAAAGAATTTGAGCTTTTACACAAACTTTCCCGAATTGGAAGTTTGTTTGTACTTTCTATTTTAGAGAGTGAGCAAAAATAGTTTGACAAAATCCCTTACATGTGATATAATGCATATGTAAGGGATTTTTACTAAGGGGGCTTACAAATGATGCCAATAGGAGCAGAAGTAAAAATAAGAAAAGATTTAAAATTAGGTGTACTTTATAAAAACAGAAATAATAAACGTGCTATGCATGCTTGTAGAGGCATGTTATTATTGGCAGGTAAAAAAGCGTTTATAACAAATAATGTTAATAATATTTACTCTATAGATAATAGTTTTTATTATTGGACAGATGGAATGTTTGAAACTGAATGGGAATAAAAAAGTCTTGACAAATTTAAAAGAAAATGATATAATACATTTATCAAATCAAAAGGAGATGTAAAAATGTTAAATTGCAAAATTTGTGGTAATGAAATTAGTGGAACTTATACAATTTATCAAAAAGACGGAGTAGAATATCCAGCACATATTGAATGCGTTGAAGAAAATAAGCAACATTGTGATGAGTGCAATAAATTTTTTGATAGAGAAGATTTAAAAACTACAACATTAGGAAACCATTATTGCCCAGATTGTTTGTCTGAAAAAACTGTAGTTTGTGGAAAATGTGGTAAACACGTAGAAAATGCACCATTGAAAAGAGTAAATAGTGTATCTTATTGTCAAGAATGTTTTGAACAGAAATGGGTATATTGTGCAAAATGTGGTAAAAGGGTTTTAAGAAGTAGAGCAAAAAATTTAAATAATACACATTATTGCGCTTCATGTGCTAGTTCTGTTGTTAAGGTAGAAAATTATAGTTACAAACCTACCCCTATATTTTGTGGTGTAGATAGTTCTCGTTATTTTGGTATTGAAGTCGAAACTGAGGGCAGAGAAAATAATCTTTATGCGGAAGAAATTATTGGAGATTCAAAAATTTTCTATGCAAAACATGATGGCAGTTTAAATGACGGAATTGAATTTGTAAGTCATCCTTGCACTCTTAACTATTGGAGAGAGGAATCCAAGCTTGATGAATTTTGCAAAAGGGCGATTGGTTTAGGGTTTAATTCTCATAAAACTACTTCTTGTGGATTGCATGTTCATATTACTAAATCTACAGTAGAAAGGGAAGCTTTTGAAAAAGTGCTTCTGTTTTTGAGTAATAACTGGGATGATGTGGTGAAATTTACACGCCGCAAAAGTTCCAGCATTAATAGATGGGCGGCTAATAATTTAGGGGATGCGCCAATGATTAAAACTTGTACTCTTGCACAAAAAATGAAATTAGTAAAAGAGTATTCTTCTGGCAGTCGTTATGTAGCAGTAAATGAAACATCTAAAACATATGAATTCCGTATTTTTAGGGGAACTTTAAAACCTGAAACTATTTTAGCTTGTATTGAGTTTTGCGATGCTCTTATCAATTTATGTGCTAGTTTGCCTTTTGCAAACATTGAAACAGCTAATTTTAATACTTTAATGGAGTTTGCAAAACCTAAAGGATGCTATAAAGAGCTTGTAGAATATTGGGAAACTCGAACAATGAAGAAAAAGGATGTTGTTCTTGGATAAAAAACTTTTATAATTAAAGAAAGCAGAGTGATATAAATGTGTATTGTAATTTACCAACCTAAAGGAAAGCAAGTGCAAAAAGCAATTTTACAGAAAGCATTTGAAAACAATCCTGATGGTGCAGGATTTATGGTTCAAAAAGATAAAGAAGCACCATATATGATGAAGGGATTTTTTGATTTTGATAAATTTTATAAATCATATCTTCCATTTTCTAAAGGGGATTATAACGTAGCAATTCATTTTAGAATTGCTACACATGGAACAGTAAACAAAGATAACTGTCATCCATTTAAAATTTCTTCTGATATTGCTGATACTGTTTTATTTAATGGCAGGGCAGATTCGCTGATAATGCATAATGGCATTATTAGTAGCATTATGACACCAAGAAATCTGCCATATAGTGATACAATGAATTTTATTGCAAAGATTTTATGTTGGATGAAAGACCTTAAATCTAAAGATTTGACAGAAGTATTAGAAAACCTCGAAAGTTATTCAAAGTTTTGTATAATGAGAAAAGGATTTGACCCCATTCTAGCGGGGCTTTTTATTGAAGATAGAGGTATTTTTTATAGCAATTCAACTTATAAATATAGTTATGTTAATACTTTTCAAAATTGTAAAACTTATTTAAATTAAGGAGGGTAAAAATGGAAACGAGAAATTATATAAGCGAAGAGCTTTTTCAAAAAATGAAAGAAGCTTTAACTAAAAATGATGATACATTTTGTGATTTTTCCAGTGATGTAACTGTTATGTTAACTGTTCCAAAAACTTTAAGTAAATTTACAGTTTCCAAGAAAGTATTTCGTATTCGTATTAAAGATAATTGGTTTAGTGTAGATGCAAAAAGATTAAAAAGTCTCTCCTATGCGATACTAAATAAAAGATTAAATAGAACAATATTAGCGGCAGAAGATGCTCCTGATGAAATCATTGCTTTTTGCGAATGAAAACATTTAGAGGAATAATGGAAGTATCGTCACAAGTGTGCATAGGGGATATTTTTAATCCAAATCTTGTATTTGATACTTCCAAAGGTATTTATAAATGTTATGTAGAAGAAGAAAATGCTGAAATTATAGCAATATATCTAATAAAAGAAGGATATAAAAATCCTGAAATAACAAATAACTATTCTATCATTCTTAGTCCTTCAACTTTTATTGGATTTTTTAACAACGACTACAGTACAAAAAAAGCACAAAATATTAAAGAAGCAAGTCAATATGAATTACCTAAAGAATATGTAATAGAAAACGCATTAAAAAATTCAATTATAAATTTGCCTATTGTAACTTTAAAATATTTTGTAGCCTGTTTAAAAACAAAAAATTATGTATTATATAGAGGCAAGCATGGATTTAAAATAGCGAAATTGGAGGAGTGCTTATGATAGAAACTTATCAAAGCTCAAATGACATTAGTTTTGGAGATGTATTTAAATTTGTAAAAGATTGCTATTATAAAGGCATGAGAATTCCTAAAGGGACTTTAGCTACAGTAACTTTTTCTATACCTTATAAGGGTTATTGGACAGTAAAAGTAAATGAAGTAATGGTTCAAGTCAGAGAAGATGATATAGTTTTCCATGCTTCTTTGAAGGATTGTTTAAAAGTAGGGACAGTAGTATCATTTTACAATATGGGTAAAAAAGTAAAAGGAGTAATTGAGAATTTAGAAAATACTAAAGAGGCTAAGATTATTACAGGACATAATTGTTATGTCGTTTTACCTCTTACAAGACTTTCTTTACTTCTACCAAGAACTAAAGATTGGTCTTACGTAAAAAAAGATTAATTATACAGCAAATAAAGATTATTATTAAAGTATCTAATACACATTATAGACGTGTATTTTAAAACTTAATAAATTTAATCTTTATTTGCTGTTTTTATTTTTATTAAAATGGAGCAGAAAATAACAAATGCACATTATTTTAAACATACCTTTCAGACGCATATATTTGACCTCTGAGGAGTTTTATAGAGTTTTAGGGAGGATTACTCTTGCGAAGAATAAAACTCCTCAGAAGTGAAATTTGAGCATTAAATTAAAAGTTGACAATAGAAATTGAGTATGGTATAATAAAGGCGAGGTGAAGATATGGAAAAATTAACAAAAGTAATGAAAAATGGAAAGCTTTATAGAATTTTATTAAATGTTAGTGGTTATTGTATTATTCAAGATTTAGAAACAAATGCGATTGAATTTGCAGATGAAAAAGAATTGGATTTTAAAGAAGGAGTGAATGAAAATGATTAGTCCGTGGACAATTTATTGGTTAGGAGTTTTAGAGTCTTTACAGAGCACTATTTTTATAATTTTAAGTGTATTTACTATAGTGCTTGTTATACATGGAATCAATGAACTTACAAAAAATTCAGAAGAAAGAAAGGACATCAACATATTAAAAAAAGGCATTATAATTTGGTTGGTTATGATATTTGTGATAAGCTTTATTCCATCAAAAGAGACAGTAAAGAAAATGTATTTGATTGATAATCCAACAAGTAAAATGACTCTTGAAGTATTGGAGACTGTAAAAGAATGATATGGAGGCAAATACATGATAAAGTTTAAATATGAGAAAGCAACAGATATTTTACCTATCAATGGTATTTTAGCTTGCACTATTAATGGATTACTAGAGAAAGATTTATTTAAGAAGCTTATAGAGAAATCGTCATTAGAATATACAGAGCAGGAAGTAAATAAAAGTTATATTTACCGCATTAGTGTCACTACTTCTAAAGATTTAGAAAAGACATACTCTTTAGTTCATTCATTTGGGCTTTATTTAGGCGAATTTAATACTTTAAGGATGTGAAATAATTTGATAAAAGAATTTAAAGTAACAATTAAAAAAACAGTTGAATATACTATTTATTTAACTCTTAATCATTTACAAGATGCTTATGAAGAAGCCGAGCGGGAAATGGATAGATTAGATATTAGTGAATATGAAGAAGTAGATAGTGAAATAACAGTGGAGGAGCAATAAAATGTTGTGCTATAAAGATATGTCATTTTGTTCTGCTAGCTACAAAGAAGCAGAAAAACCTTGTATTTGCACTGAATGTTTTAGGCATTTAAGCAAAGTTCCTGAAAATTTGCCTGATTATATGCCAGTAGCTGTATCTGATTTCTCTAAAGAATGTGAGGAATACAAATATGCGAGAATTTAAAATAGGAGACAGTGTTTTAATAAGAACAGATTTAGTAGTAAATCATGTATATAGGACTAATAATGGTGCTCCACGTGCTTATTTTGCAAAACAAATGACAAAGTATAAAGGGAAGAAATTATTAATAGTAGGCAAGGATTATAAAGGTTATATATGTTCTTATAACGAAGAAGTTCTTGGTTGGACTTTTGTAAATGAAATGTTTGAAGATATTGAATGGGAATAAGAGGTATTGACTTTTAAGCTTTATTGTGGTATAATAAATTCATAGGAGAAATGAAATGACAAAAGTTGAATTATTTAATAAATTTTTAGAGGATAGTGATGCAACAATTAGAAGAAGATGTTAAATTTTATAAAAATATGTAAAAAGGGTGAAAAATATGACAAAACAAGAAATTATAGACTTTATTAGAGAAGCTATTGAGTTAAAAAATAAAACAGAAGGTGTATTAACTACCACTCAATATAGACATGTAGAAGAATTTGTTGATATGTGTGAAGATTGGGTAAATTATCTAAATAGAATTGAAAGGAACTAAGATATGTGGTTTTCATTTTTTAAAAAAGACAAAGAAATAGAAGAACATGCAGAAAAATTAAATACATTATTTAAACATACGTGTCATTATGAAAGAATTGGAGTATATTTTAAAGAAATAGAATCTATAAGTACAGATTTAGTAGTTGTATATGTTATAGAGATTTTAAAGTGTCATTTTTGCGGTAATATGGTAGAAAATGTTTTAACAAAATCTATATATAAAGTTGATAAAGAACGTGAAGATTTAATAAATTATATAAACTCATTAACAAAACATAAAATACCTTCTGAATTAAAATACAAACTTGAAAATGAGGGGAAGTATCTTTATGGACAATATAACTCTATTAAATGAATTTAGAAATCTTATAAAAGAAGTAAAGCAATTAGAAAGTATATATGAAGCGGAAATAAATGAAATGGACAAAGCCTTTGGTGATATAAGGCACTTTTGTGAGCTAGATTACCCTGTAGAACGTAAGGGAAAAACGAAAGTAGTAAAACTTATCAAAGAGTGCAGTGATAGGCGTAGAAAAGCAAAAGACAATTTAGAAATATTGAAACCACTTATAGCATATATTGATGCACACCCTAAATTTGTGCAAGATATAGGAGCGGTGGCAAATGAAATGAAAAATATAGAAAGAAAACAACAAGGCAGAATATATAGACCGAGGGTATTAAAAGAATTATTTAGTGAGTGATAATAAATGATAATATTAAAGAAAACAGAAAGAATAACAAAAGTTCCTATAATGCTTTCTCCATCACAACAAAGAAAAAATGATATATTAGTTGATTTATTACATCGTGTATACTCTTCAATAATACAAAGAGTATCATTACAGCGGTTAAAGAAATCTGAATTAGGAATAATAATGATGTCTTTAACATGGAGAGCGGCAGGGATAAGATATGTACAACTATCAACAAATTATGGAGCTTCTTTAGTAAAGAGAGAGCAAGCATATAAAAGTATGTATAAAGTAGAAATAAATAGAGAATTAACAAGAGATTTATTTTATAGTTTCGTAGATTTTTTTATTTATGACTTATCTTTAAGTGATTATAATAGAGTATTTAATGATTTTCTTTTTACAGGCGATTGGTTTGAAGATTTACATACTTATTTAGATTATTATATTCGTTATATGAATTTAAAGGAATGGGAGTAAGAAAAATGCAACTAACAAGATTAGATACTGAACATTTATTGAATCAATTAGAAGGAGAAACGAGAAAAGAACAGCTCGATAGGTTACAAATAGTATGTGACATTTTAGAGAGGTTTACAGGGATAGGAGAGCATATGCCAGGGTTTTTATCTAATGATTTTATGGCTAAGGTAAAACTAGCATTTAGAAGACCTTTAAAGAAAGGTGATTTAGTAATAGCTAGAAGACGATTTCTAGGAAAAAATAATATCGCTCTATGTGAAGGGGCTGTATGTGAAGTTTTAGAGATATTAGAAGGGCGTAAATTAGCTGTAAGGAATATTCATACTAAAATGCCAATAGAAGCCCCAGAAGATTGTTTTAAGCTTTTAGGTGTAAAAGAGGAATGCTGGGCAGAAGAAGAAGAGATAACAGTAAAATATGCTAAGGCATTTTCAGATTGGGGATTAATGGCAGAAATAGCGAGAGAAAAAAGAGGCGGCTAAAAATGAGATATATGGAAATAGAAGATAAATATATAGACAGATTAACAAAAAAGATGAATGTGGCGGCAAAACATGGGTGGGAAGTAGTAACTACAATTTTCAATGGAGAAGAGTATATAGCATTATTAAGAACAGAATCGAATGAGCCAGAAACATTTGATTTTAGATGTGAAAGAATTTAGAAAAAGGGCGGGAAAATAATAAATAAAATACTTGACAATAAGAATAATAAATGATATAATATAAGCAAGAGGTAAGGAAAAAGGAGCTGATATTATGAAAAAATCATATAAATAATGAGGGGAAAAACAGGGGCGGGAAAATAGAGCGGAAGAATAGATAAGAAATATATAACTAAGAATAGTATTGATATAGAATATATGTAGTTACAAAAGAATGAATAGTATAAAGAAATAATATTTTGTATAATGTATATTTGTAATTCTAGGAGTGAAAATAAGAAAAAACAGTATTTTATTTGTATTTTTATATAATACTTATTTGTATTTTTATATAATACTTATTTGTATTTTTATATAATACTTATTTGTAT